CTACCCTTTCTGCCATAACCTCTGCTTTTGTCTTATCTTTCATTGGCTGGGATATGAATACCTTCATTGCTTTTTCATCCTTTCATGAAGTTTCTCCAACAGTTCTTCCGAGGCTTCACTATGATAGACAAAAGAGTCTTTACCTTCGTATTCAACATAATCATTGATAGACACAAAGCCTCGTTCAGTAAGAAAGTATTTTATTCCAGTAGATGATATTGGGGCAGAACAGCATATGATTTTTGATTTGTGTTTCTTGATCACTTCCTGCAATAGTGCAGATGCTATCCCTCTTCTTCTGTAGGCAGGTGATATGTAAATAGACTCGATGAGAAATATCTTATCTACATCCACTAGCCCGAAAATATCATCAGCCATAAATGATATTCTATTACTAGACTCTGGATCCTGTCTTTTCAATGTCCTTCCTTTTAGTTCTAACTTCATGCCCTATTCCCCTCTTCTCCTTATATTAACCCAACACTGTTGGGTGAGTTGTTTGTTGATAATCTCATAGTTCTCTTCTATTGCCTCATATATAATAGAAGGAATAGATATGAAATCTTTTGATGGACTTCCATATCGTAGGAATTCAACACGGATGATATCAGCATCGTAGACGTTGTTAAATGTGAAGTCAAGCAGTTTTATTATTTTATTCTTGATGGTGTTCTCATCCGATACCACCAGCAGATCTACTAAATCCTTTCCATACTTTTTTACAAGTCTATGGTAATTATCCAGTATGAATGGAACTTTCGACTCATTGATATCATCTAGAAGGTATTCGAACATCGGGCAATCGTGATGCAGCTTGTTCTTCTCATGTGCAAACAAGACGTATCTATCATGAAGACCTTTTATTTCATCTTCCGTGTTGGAGGAGAATATTTCCTCCAACACTGAGAATTGTTCCAGTTGAAGGTAGGTAAACGAAACTACTGGATATTTGATCAATAGTATTCTTCCTTCCTGTAATCAGACAAAGCTTCTTCAGCTTTCTTGATTATTTTCTTGAACTTATCACTTTTATTGAGTTCGGTTATTCTCTGTACCAATGCACTCTCGATCTTCTTGTTATCCTTTTTTACTGATAGCTCAACCTTCTTGGAAGCACCATTGCCTTTGCCTCCCATCCTTCTTCTGATGTCTACTGTACTGATCCCATTTTCCTCAAGAGATTTGTAGAACGCATCTAGATCTTTGTCTCCATACGTCAGGTATTTTTCTCCGAGCGGTTTCTGTTTCATGAACTCTTCTCTTATGACCATGTCGTACAACATCACAGCATCGTCATCTGCCCAGCTGGCATCAAATTCTATTTCATCCCAGAATGACTTCTCTTTCTTTTCTGGGGTGAATAGGCTGTGAGTAACCATGTAGCTTCTACCTTGGTCTCTATAATGCCCACTGTTCTGTATGGTATTCAGCATGACTGCAAGATCATCACGTATCCGATTAACTCGTTTTCCACCCTTTCTCTTTTTCTTCTTCCCAGTGAATCTTGTTCTGGCATCATACCCCTTGATATACTTTGGTTTCATTGAAGCTATCTCAATCTTGTCAGGGGATTCGATGTGTTCCAGGATATAGCTTGTTTCAGATTCGGAAAGAAATCTATGAGCTTTTTTAGTTTCTATCTCATCAGATGTCATGTACCTCATCTCACCGGTTTCTTCATCCATTATCATTTCATCGTCAGGGTTATCATCTTCGAAGAATGAGTCCAGTATATTTTTCTTCTGTTGTGCTGGAACTAGATGAGTTGGATCCAGCTCGGGGTTACTGATGTAGTTGATTATCATATCGATATTGTACTGATCTATCTTCTTGAGCTTCGGCATCGGTATTCTACTGGATACAATTTTACCATCACCAACTAGCTTGAAGAACTCATTTGGTTTGTGAATATAATTTTCTTTCGACAACATAGTCCAAGCTTCGAATACTACCCTCATCGCTTCGATGTACTGATCCACTCTTCGGTACGAAGTTCTGAGTCCAGCTAACTTCACGGATATCTCTGACAACTGATCACGTCGCATTTGCTCTTCTATTGATAGATGATACCAATCATGTTCCCCATAATCATGCACTATTGTTCTGAGACATGATTCTCTGATATCATTCATTTCTGAATCGGTATACTTGTGTTCCCTGCGTTTGGTGTATCTCTTGAAGTAAAATGTTTCTTCTTCAACAGCATCAGCTGATACCCCAGACTTCTTTTCCAACTCCTCTTTGTTCTTGACGATTTCTTTACTTGTCAAGAACTCCTCTACATCTTCTTCATTTTTGAAACTTCCAGATATCAGATCCTGAAGGTTTTCATCCATGTACTGATCTGCCAATAACTCTTCATACATTTTGAATGAAGAATTCCCCTTTGTCATATTTTAACCCCATTTCTAATTCTCTCTACAATATAATATATAAATGAAAAGAAAGGGAGGGATATTATCCCTCCCTTTCACTAGATATTATCCTACTGAGGGTTTAGGCGCTTCTGGTTGCTTTGTGGCACTGTGTACTTCCTTGAGATACCCATATTGAATTTTTATTGCATCAATGATAAACTTTGTCAATGGGCTCCACACGTTCAAGATGACAGTATTTATTCCGGTCGTCAATGTCTGAATAGAAGTTGAGTTATCTGTAGTAACTGAGCCACCAGCTCCAGCATCAGTCTTTTGCTCACCAGGAGTTGCAGAAGTCTGCTGTTCCTTTGATGTAAGACTGACCAGTTTAGTGTTGATGGAGTTGATAGCTGTCTTCAGATCATTGTACATTCTCTGATACTGTGGGACAATCTCCCCGGATTTCTCTACTGATATAATCCACCAGTTCAAGTGCTTCTTGATATCGTTTGGATCGTTGAATTTTACCACCTGAGCTTCTTTCGTCTTATCAGTAACATGTGCATTGTCATACAGAATATAATTCTTGTAGGTGATAGCAGCAGTGTCCTTGTTGGATGTGAACACTTCATACATATTGTCAGGATAGAGTTTCTTGATGAATTCATCAATGTTCTTCGTATCCTCGTTTGGATTGAATGAAGTTAACCCATTCTTGAGATTGTCGAATCCTGCCGGAGGTCCAATGTTCTCCTTGAATGGTAACCATTCAGCGGTTGTGATATTCAACCCTAATAAACGTGACTTATTGGCTGTAACCCACTTCCTTGCATCTCCCAGCTGACGACTGTTGAAGAAGTTCACAACCATTCTAACCAAGCCGTCCAAGATGGCCATGATCTTATTCATGCCAACAGAGAGTCCTGCCTCAGAGAAATACAAATCATCTGCGAACTCAGGTTGATATTTCAACCACTCACTGTACATTTGATATTCTTCAAATATCGGAAGAGAATAGAGATCAAGAAATTCCATTGGCATCCTGAGAGTGGATGGAACCGATAATGTCATGGAATCAGTAAGATTCAGATCAGACTTCATGTCTTTTATATCCAAGGAAGTCATGTTCTCGAATTTGTCAATCTCGTTCTTTCTGATATCATTGATCTTTCTCTCTATGTACCCGGCCTTCTGAGCAAATGCAAACATTACTTCCTCATACCAATTGATCAGGAATGATGTACACTCAGCTAGAAGTTTCCTAGATACTATTGGGAGATTATTTTCCTTGAGTTCTGTGGTAGTTTTTTCCGCGATACTCTTCATCATATCAGAAACCCTGTGATTGATATCAATTGATATGACATACAAATCCTTGGCCAACTTTTTGTAATCGGTAAGATTATCACCGGACTCAGCGCCTCTAATAACATGAAGGAACTCTTGTCTTGGGCTACTAGTTCCTTGAAGCCATTGATGCTGATTGAACAGGAAGGATTTCAGGTTCTGATGTATTTCTGATACCTGAGACTCGGTAGTGTAATAGGTCAGTGGTGTGCAGTTTTTCACCAAGTTGTACAGAGGATTATCTTGTAGCTTTTCATAGAACTTATTCCCATTGAGCTCACTACCGTAGTATGAACGAGAATATGCTGGAGGCTGATCAAATAAGGAATCGGCCCCTGTGTGTTTCAGAAACTCTATGAATCTTTCGAAAAACTCCTTCGATTTATTTGGGTCTTTGACTATCATCTCATCTGTGGCATGAAACACACTAGAGATGGCTCCCTTGGGATTCTCACTAATATCAGTGAGTTCAGTGCATTCTTCCATTGAAGCAGAAGTACTGGATGATTCATATGCTCTGATGAATGGTTGGCAGTAACTAGATATGATATATATCCTAGCGGCATATGTTGCGAGTGAGTACAGGATATACTCAACAACGTTATTTATCAGAGACACAAACATTCTAACGTTCTGGTAATTCAATTCCTCTTTGATAATTTCATTCTCTACCACATATTCGATAACTTTCGTTACCGCCCGATATAATTCAGAACGATCGTTCTTACCAAATAGATCGCTGTAGTTTCGAACTGTGTCAAACATTTTTGCTTCTAGTGTAGACACCTTCTGATTAGCAGTAGATCCAAGACCTTGTCTAGTAACAGAATCCAACAATCCAGCAACAGTTGGATCCTGATTGTTGAATGCCATATTGATTGTGTGATCTTTGAATCCTTCAATGTGTTCCGGCTTCTTCAGGGTTTCGCTTTCAATTCCTTGAACTATTCCATCGGTAAACTTCAACACGGATGAGTAATCATACTTTGCGTAAATGAAGCTCTTGACATGCTCGTACTCAATCGTGACAATATTCTCAACGTTTGGGATATCTCGGATATCCTGTATCGCACTCTCTAGCGATTCAGCATGGTCATTCCAGAACTTCAGAAACCCATTGATATGGGATTCGAAGAATTTTATATTCCTCTTGTCTAACGTATCCCTTCTTACTACTGGTTTGAATATTTCAACCTTGAGTCTCGATCCCTCTGTCACAAGATCATGAATCGATTTCGATATATCATTGTCCCAGAGTGGAATGAAATTATTCTTTTCCATCGTTGTAACTCCTCCTTATCTTGGCTCAATAATTAAGTTTTGGTGCAGCACACACTAATTATAAAATCATTATGCAAGATAGACCTATTAAAAAGGTGGTTTGACGTATGAAGATATATAGATGCCAGCATTGTAAGTTCAATGTCAGTGTAAATAAAGTCAATAAGGGAACAAAGAGTGCTAAATACAAAATGGGTAATCACTACGATACTGTTCATAAACATATGCTCCCAACAAACATGACTGGATATCAGTGGTTTTATTTTCTACTGACTAAGAAAGACCATGGAACGTGTGTCATATGTAAAGGTCTCACGGCATTCAATGAAACTGCAATGAAATACTCTAGATTCTGTGATAACCCTAATTGCAAGCAGAAGTACAAGGAAGAACGAGACAAGAGGATGATGGGGAAATATGGAAAGTTGTACATGACAGATGAAGCGGCTCACCAGAAAAAGATGTTGCTTGCTAGAAGGATAAGTGGTCAATATACATGGAGTGATGGATCCAGCAAGAATAATTACACTGGGAGTTACGAGCTGGACTTTCTGAAATACTTGGACATCGAATTGAAGTGGTGTCCATCCGACATAATATCACCATCCCCACATAGTTATGTATATGAGCATTCTGGGACTAGACATTTCTACATCCCTGATTTTTTTATTCCAAGCTTGAATCTGGAAATAGAAATCAAGAGTGATGAGAATAAAAATATAAACCAAGAGAGTAGGCAGAAAGATATCGTCAAAGATGACATGATGAAGAGTAATTCCAATTTATTCAACTACGTGAGAATCATGAATAAAAATTATTCTGGATTTCTAGAGCTTGTCAAGGAGGAATAAAACATAATGCCAGTGTACATGGATAAGTCATACTACTACATCGATTTTAGCGATAATGAACTGATGAGCAATGATGAAAAGAAAGCTCTGGAGAGAATACAAGAAATATACCGTCCAGTTGAAAGAGCGGAGTTTTTAATCGAATACAGAGTACAAGGTAAAATAACCGATGACCAGTTCGAGTATATGACCGGCTTGCCCTATCGCTACGGTTACTAGACTACCCTACCGATATGGGTTTTTACACTGTGGATATTACGTGGATATTAAATGGAGCGGATATCCGCTCCATTTAATTATATATTATTATGTATCACCATGTAAAAAATTTGAGAAGGAGGTAAATCATGAGTGATGTGTATACCTATGATAGGGGTCAAATTTGGTATTGGGAAGACCCTCTCTACGGTAAAAAAGCAAGAGGCGAGATGACGTACAAAGGGGAGATGGGATTACGATATTCAAGGTATGTACTGATTGTACAAAATGTTCGAGGTATGAATGCTAGTTCGATCATGGTGGCACCACTGTCAACTGCAAGTAATGGTGTTGGGGATGTTGAGATATTAGTTAGAGGGGGAGACAAGATTTCACTTGTCAAACTCAATCGATTGATGCCTATACTACCTATACACCTCACCAAGTACATCGGAACATTATACCCGGATGTCATGGAGAAGATAGACCTTGAACTATCCAATCTATATTTGCCTCATGAAACACCCACCAAACAAAAGGATGTGATGTACACCAGTAATGTATCGTCAGTAGAAATTCCAAAAGATGTAAATGAGCAAGATAAAATCGAAACACCCATTGATCTAACTGAGGAAATTAAGCTTGATATCATTGAATCTAATGCCCCAAACGAGATGATGAACCTGCCGAAAGAGGAGGAGAAGAGTCAGGTCATCGAGAAAGTTGAGAAGGAGGAACCTACCAAGAAAGAAATTCTCTGGGACGATGACAGAAAGAGAAGCTTCGTTCGGTGTTACAGAGATAACGGTAAGCTTTCAGCAGCAGCTGAATTCAGACTTGAGAGAAAGACCGCATACAACTACTGGAGCAAATGGAAGGATTCGTTCCAGGAAGCTCCGGTAGAAAGTAAAGATGAGGAGCCAATTGATACCAGGATTGATCCAGTTAGTGACAAGATTGGATTCCTTCAATACACTAAAACACATAAACTGGATGAGGTGATGAGGAAGTACAAAATCCGCAATAAGAAGGCTATCCATAACTACAGGGCACGTTGGAAGAACTTGTCCAAGGAGAGCGGCCGTTCTGCTGGCAACAAAAAGTGGAGTACTGAATCCAAACTCAAGTTCCTGGAATTTGCACAAGAACACGGTTTGAAGAAAGCATCCATCGAATATTCGATTGAGGAGATCTCTGCGTACAAATATTTTGTGAAGTTCAGAATGGAATTTCCTGATCGCAACTTTGTCTGTCAAAGGGCAATGTAGAAAAGAGGGAGCGTACGCTCCCTCTTTTTTATCGATTAAACCAATCAACTAGTGTCTTCTTAGTCTTAGCTCTGATATTTTTGTCACTCAATGGTTGGATGTAAATATTCTTGTTTTCTTGTATCACCACTGAGTTGCCAGTAGAAGTTAATCCAATTACATCTTCTATCCCAAGTCCGAATGATTCACATAACCATTCTGTTTCCTTGGAGTTGTTGGCTGCCATCTCAGCTAATTCCTTCAGGAATAATATCTTGCTGTTGGTTTCTTTTTCGATAGCATCAATAGACTCTGTCATAGGTTGAGTTATCTTTCCAACAGCTTCTTGATGAGATGGATATAATACACTGTCATACGTGATGAGCTTGCGCACATTGACGATTGGCTTCCCACTTCTGTTTTGAAGCTCTCCTAGTACACGAGCGCTGAAGCATGGATATATTTTACCATCTACGATCTTGATTGCCAGATTCATCCCATTCTCATTTGACGAATCAGTCTGGATATGAGCCTCAAGTAGGTTTCCCACCAATCGAGGAGAACGAATATAATGAGAAGTGTGTTTGGGATCTGGATTAGCTATCCTATTCATGGACAATTCTTGAGTAGCAAATTCTGGGGACGGATGATCCAGTTCTCCCATCCATGAATTCTGTCTGAGCATTGTCTGGATATACTCGTCATTGTCAATCTTGTCCATTATGTTGGAAGCCTCGTACATTCTTCTGTTCCTATTCATCACTCCAAATGATTGAAGAATAGCATCGAATGTCAAATAGAATCTACTTCCCTTATCATGAACCTTGTACCCGAATCTAGCTGTGTAGTCTTCTGGATAACTTGTTTGTTCCTGGAGATAGCACATTGCATTGAGGTTCTGACCCACTGATGATCACTCCTTTCACAAGGTGAATTCAGTAGATGAGTCTGCCTGTATTGTTGGATTGTCATTAGCAATATCCACAGAAGCATCTTTTTCGGTTTCAACTAATTCTGCTCTTAGTTTCTCTGCTTTTTTTCTCCATCTTTCAACTTGTGCTTCCTGTTTCAAGATTATCTCTCTCTTCTCTGTTTCATCCATGGTCTTGATATTTTTCAACTGGTTGATATTCAGATTGAGAAAATAAACTTGCTCATCCAATTCCAGCACAATATTTGCTTTCCGTTTGTACTTCAAATACAATGCTGTACGAATCATTGGGAGGATCCCGAACATAGTAGCCTTCATAGTCTTGAATGTATTGACGGCGAATGTACCCATCTTACCGACACCAGACATGATTACTCCTATTGTATCCAATGTGTCGGCAACCAACTTAGCTACGGCTCCCACCGATTCTTTTATCGGAAGATTGTCTTTCCCATTGATGAGACTGGTTAGATATTCCTGATGGTTCTTGCTATTTAGTTGTCTGGCCATCTCTTGGATAGTCCTGGTTATGATTCCTCTGTCTTTTCCAGGCTTTTTCTGAATAGATATCCCAGTGCCTGTTGATCTGATATCGATGTTATTTGCAATGGTGAAAGACAAGCCTGTCATAAGTATATCCACTGCCGATTCATATTCAAGTATTATGAGACGAATCTGCTTCTCATATCCACTGATGTACTGAGATCTATTTTTATGTAAGGCTCTGTAGATGTTAGATAGATCCTGAACAGTAGGAGTAGAAAGATCCCTGGTTAAAAACTCAAGTGCCATCTTGATACTTTCATTACCAGAGAACTTCGATATGTCTCCACGTGTATCTGATATCTGTTTGTCTTCTACTTTGCTAGCAATGCTTTCAATTGATGTTATGAAGTTCTTTAGATACCCCATAGACTTAGGGGTATTAGATACTATTTCATTTGACGCTTCGATGTATTGACGAGACATCTTATTTGACACCCCAGTTACCAATTCAACAGGGTCTGTTATTATTCTATATTCTTCCATATCCAATACCTCCTTATCTATTTATTTTGTGCTGGAGTTCTTTGAATAACGCACTATTATCTGTCTTGGCCAGTTCTGCTCCTAGGGAATCTAGTGACTGAACATCCCATTCTACATCATTGTCAACGAAGAGAACTTTCATGGTAGCTTTTGTCATATTAACTATTACTATTCCCACCAGGAATAAACTCTTTCCAAGTAACTTGGCATTGGATACCAGAGATAGATCAATTCCAGTTCTATTCGTAAGATCGGTAACATCTAAATCTGACAGCACCAATGTTCCATTTGGAATTGGAACCTCCCCACCAGCAATAGCCTTGACTCCAAAATTCTTCAAGGCAGATCCATGAATCTTATTGTACTCTCCAAGGCGCTTCAATGTGTTCAGCCAACGTTTGTCGTAATTGATATGTTTTGCCGCATCAGACTTCAGACCTTTGATATTGAATAAATAATCCTTGAAAGTAATCTCTCCGGTCTTGTATCTGACGTTCTGAAGTTTTTTGACATCCCCAGCTATGATCTCCCTCAAATCCCTTGCTAAATCTAATGGGCTGATCTCATGTAAAACAGTCTTAACCCCAAGGATGTATTTCACATCTCTATCGAGATCTCCTTTTTCTGACTTCAATCTGAATGTTGCTTCGATTGTGAATGGTACCATTCCGTTGACCTTCTTGATATCAGCATCATTCAGAAGCCTTGGAGCACTAGGAGTTGCTGCTGCCAGACCAACCCGTTTTCCGCTGGCTGGATCACTGGGATCTTGTAATTTTACTCTCGACGCCTCTGGTTCCCTGACAGCGTTAGGATCCTTAGGAGGTTTTGGGGCTTTGTGAGAATCTTCTGGAGCTTCATATAAATATGTAAACCCTCTGAGTGGTTCATGCATCATCCTAGCATGCTCCAGCAATAGGTCTTCATCTATTGCAGGAATAGCACGAAACTCAACATACAGATTGTTTGTGAGTTGAGCAGAATGGAAAATACTTTCACCCATCATTTTGTCAAAATCATCGATGGGTTCGTAGTATTTGTTGATCATGGCTTCAGTAGCTTCCTTGAGGTTGGTGTGAAACTGTTTCAGGAATACTAGCTCATTAGCATCCTTCTCATCTAATATCACATTCTGAGAAAGGACACTCTGTACTAGTGATGCATACACTCTTTCAAACGTTTTGGAAATTATATGAGCTTCGTTGATTCGAAGAGATCTACTAATGTACATCGGGAATTGAAGTACAGAATTCTTCGCTCTGGCAACAATAGAGTTTGTTGAAACTTTATTCTTAGCCATTATCGTGTCTATTCTGGTGGTTTGGTCACTTACATCAGTAACATTCTTGGCAACATCGTCTATTAGACTCTCCTGAAGATACTCAGGAGTTTCAACTCTGATATCTAAATCTATCATGTTAGCACTCCTCTTCCATAGCTGTATTCGTTTAAGCTTCTGTTCCGGGATAAAAAGAAAAAGTAGAAGAATTTATTCTTCCACCCATTCTTGCAACAATAGTTTATTCAAGTTTTCATGGTCATTTTTCCGAACTGAGAACCCAATCTGCTGTAACTTTCTTATCTTGTCTTTCTTAGTCATCTTCGTCATTAGTTCCAACCTTCCTTCCGGGGAAAGTTCTCTACTTGCTATGTATTCTTTCACAGCAGATCTTCTTATACCAACTGACCTATTGTGTATCTCATCACGATCTATGTAGATCTTGCCTATTCTTCCTTTGGTGAAGAGTTCGTTCAGATCTATGCATTCGACTGAAAACTTATCCTTTAGATATTCAGCTAGTATGTCAAGATATACATTTTCATTATCCATGCACATGAGACATACATTTCGATGATCGATGACATGACTTATTATCCTATGATAGATGCTGGCGTCAGATTTCTTGAGATGATCAATATACTCTTTCCTCAAGGCTTCATTATTTTTGTATTTCATCCAATCAGTTATTGAATCGAAGTCTGGGTAGAGATCATTTGCCTTTACAATAATACTAGGGGACATTCTTCCCATAACTTTTATCCCAGCACTTACCACTACATAGTACATGGTCGTTATTTCATCAAGGGTAAAGTGATCTATGCAGTGAACTAAAAAGTTTTCAAATGAAATTCGAAATAGCATCTGTATCACTCCCATTAACTCTGGATATCCAAGGAGGGTATGACCCTCCTTGGATATTATGTATTTTCATCTTTTGTATTTTCTCTTACTTTTTCGTCTTACGGTCTCTCGTTTGTACGTTGAAGATGAAGTCATCGTCCTCTTCATCTGAGATTCCTTCCTCAGATGTATCCCTCTCTTCTGATGCTTCTTCTTCCTCTTCTTCGTACACTTCTTCTGTAGAATTGGTGAGTATGGTTTCAATAGCAGCTTGCGTCAATTCGTCATCATCATCCTCGTCATCATCTTCTGATTCGTACTGTGTGATGTATGCGAGAACATTTTCTTCTGTTTCAAACAGTTCTTCCACTACCAGAGTTCTCTTCAGACTGGAAATGGTGCCAGATGCTATGTCGTCTTTCACAACATGGTTGATCTGTTTGATGATCTCTTCATTCTCCTTGGAGTTACCGAATTCTTCGTCCACTCGATATACTCCCATGATGTACTCCTCGTCCTCTTTAGTGTAGTCAAGAATTACACACTTCACATATGTTACTTCTGAATTGGAGTTCCATTCCAAGTACCTTTCTGGACTCTTAGTTGGGAATACCATGTCAGGTTGAAAATGAATCAGCCAATCCCACATTCCATTTCGATCATCACTGAGTGATGGAATATATCCATTGATTGGAACATCGTCCAAGTTCACAACGAATGGAATTGCTATCTCATCAACGATTGGTTTCACATCTGGATTGAGATTAGATGGACTTGGATATCTGACGATGGAATGTGAAATGATGATGATATCAAAAGCATTGTCATGCTCTATGGTGACTGTGAGAGGTTCCCTCATATCATCGTCATCATCTTCATCTTCGTATTCCTCATCATCGTCATCTGTCACCGGGTTCTGGATCACATATGTCTGAGGAATTTTAGTAGGTTCTGGTGGTTCTGTGATTATTATTGATTTTTCCACAGGAGTACACCAATTCGCTTTGATAGTTCCAAGTACGGCATTTATCCCAAAGCTATCGATGAATGCCTTCTCCGAGAGTTTCTTCTTCAGAACCTCCAACCATTCAACTTGTATTCCATTGTGATCGGAATATATCCTCCGATACTTGTCCATCACGACTCTGTAATTCTCATGTATCAGAGACTGATCCGTGAACATTCTGTCCAAGAAGTACAATGTACTGATACATTCCATGTCACGAGTAACTTCTGGGAAGGTGATACTCCCATCTAGGTTTCTGGTAACACCACAGAATTCTAGTAGTGAATGGTACACACTGCTTTGAGTTCTTCTGTAGAATAATTCACGTACCAAATTCTTTGGCTTCAGAGTATCTGATACCGAGTCATACAGATGCTCGTTGATGATCCACTCCTTGATATAGTTTCCAAGCTTCGATATGCTTCTTTCTATCATTAGTTTGTCCGGAAGTCTATCCTCTGACTTGACATAGCTATACGCTTTTGGAGGACTCTGGATATGAGAGAACTTAGAAGCTGGCGATTCTATCTCAACCTCAACATCTTCAGGAACAGAGATCTTCCCAACGAATGCTATTTTGCTTTCTTTCTTCAATGGTTCTTCTGCAACAAACCCGCTGCCTGGTTTCCTTGTGGTATTACCATCACTCAGAGTGGCCACCATTGCCTTGACTTTCTCCCTATTCATCTTGATTACTCCTCCTATTTAGATATTCACTCGGTGGTTTATCCATGACAAAACTTCTTCTTGGTTTCGCTTCCACATCGTCTTGTTTCTTGGGCTGTATAATCTTCTTTCTTGCAAGGTAGTTACTTCTTTCAACGTTCAGTTCCGTTGTAACATTGCTCCCAGTCAATACATAACCCTCTTCCCCCAATTCTCCTATTTCATGCCGGTGAAGATCGTTCCCTATCTTTCGACGGATATCTTCAAATAGATACTTCCTTCCACAACTTGCGTTTGAACAGTACAGGAAGTCAAAGTCTCTATTAGCCACCAGCATTGAATTTGTTTGACAGTACCGACATATGAACAGTGAGCTACTTACCTCGTACACATATGCAAAGTCGAGACATACCGGGTTATTACTGCCAATACGTACTCCCCAGTTGGCATAATTCTTCTCGGATATCCCAACATCCCCAATCAAATAGACACTAGAGAGATCCTTGAGAATTTTCCTAATCTCCTCTTGATGCAAACACATTTCTTGGAAACTATCAAACGGCTGTATATACTCACAGACCAATATAGTTCCATTCTCTGATACCTCGAAAACCCTGATGACATATGGGTACAATCTTTTTGCCATCTTGAACTCTTTCAGGTTATCGATCTTTCCATCATGATCTGTTGCAAATTTTATCACAGACCCAGCCAGCTTGAATGCATATCTATTTGTCCCAGATCCCAATGGGACTATGTCATTGATATCATGCTTCCTCAGAATTTTTATTAACTCTTCCTGCTTCTCCTTGTTAGATATATCCCTTCGACGAGATAATAGTTCGAGCTCTATTCGAAGATCATAACTAAACCTTTCATGAATCAATGATCTCAATACCTTAACCATTACCTCACCTCAGTTCGTCATACATTATAATATATAATTACATATCAATCAACCAAATTCAGCAGGGAATAGCTTGTACAGAAGTACCAACTGATCCATCTCGATGTCCTTGTTCTTCTTGTCAAGTCTGTTGTGAAGAATTTTCTTGATAACAGAATTCAGAAGTAGTGTAGACATCAGAGCGTCTCTGTATTTATTTTTCAAATATGGAATCGATTCGTTCAGATATGAATAGTTGACTATACTTGACAGGAAGTCTCTAGTCTCGTCGTAGAGGAATCTACTCTCAGTATCTGTGATGGGTATGACAATCAGCTTGGTGGAGGGAGATTTCTTTCCTCTATCTCTAGTGTAAATATTTGCAATTCCTATCTCATCATGTAGATTTTCATTGATGATTTCATGCATCTCTTCGATTGTATTTGTAAGCTTCTTCAACCTGTATTTCGAACTATTGTGAAACCTCAGGTAGAACTCAGCCAGTTCTTTGCTATCTGTCCATCCCTTGATGAAGTTACTCTTATCATAGGTATCTTCTCTGATGATGAAATAATATGTTACAATATCACCAGCTTCATACTTTGCCATATCCTAACCACCCCCTCACAGGTCATCTTTCATAACCTTCACAAAACTCTCAATAGAATAGATTATCTTGGATGCCACATCCTCCAGAACAGATAACCCAGGAACTTGATCGCAAGGTTCATTGTAGTAATCATTACAGCTCCATGTATCGTAGTAGGCCAACCCTATCAGGGATTCTACATCCTCATCATCATGAGCTGGAGGAAACATTGATCTCATCTCTTGTGGCCTATATCCAAGGTAGTCCAACGCATCAGAATACTTCTCTACCAGATTTACTATCATTCTTAGATAGAAGAATATTTCCTTGGAACAGTCCATAAAATTCATGGTGGCAACAGAAGATAATTCCTGGAACAATCTTTGGATTCTGATCTCAACTTCCTGCATTTCTGCCATAGTCATGAACAATGTGTACTCTTCATCAAGTTGCCTTGCTGATTGAAGTTTTATGTACGTTATCATGGTATCTCCAGGAAGATCACTGTGAGAGAACAGTTCTGCTACATCTTCCTTGGACATCTCAAATGCCATGTACTTCCTTCTATCTCTCTGCTTGAAGAAAGCTTTCAATATCTTCTTACTGGTGGTCCACCCATACACCAATGAGTTCTGATCATCCAATGGTCGATCATCATGTACTCTGTAAACTACGTAACATAATTTATCGTCCACATCACGTCATCTCCCTCAGTGATATCTGGATGAGAGGTATCAGCATCTTCTGATAATTGTAGATTGGATTATACATGGAACTCATGTTGTTGAATTCGATGTAATACTCATCATCCAGCTTCATCCCTTTGTACTCATCTATGAATGTTCTCAGGTATCTCTTCAGAGATGGGTTCTTAGACTCCAGATAGTATATGACCTTGCTCAGGAACGCCAAGGTGTACAATCTATGCCTATTCAGCCCAACCTCTCCTATTCCCTTGACATCCAATCCTCCTGACGAATAATACACCTCGATGTTCATGTTGTCAGTGAAACGAATGTAGGACGAATATTTATTCTTCGGAACAAACTCTACTTGACCGAACTTGAGCTTACTGCACTCACCAATGGTGTAGATGGCATCGTTCTTGACACTGATGATATTACTGTCGGACAATCTATTTGCCGAAACGAACAAACTCCTCATCTCGGCAAATTTATCTGTCAACAGCTTCGATAGATCCTTATCCTTCCCACGAAGCTTTCCAATTGCAATAGTTCTCTCCATCTTGTCCAGAGCAGATAGTTCTTTTATCGTGTTGGCATCCAGTAACCCGTAGTGTTTTATTATTGCATATCCAGCATCTCTCATATCATATTCTGTCAGATCTCGATTGAATACGTATTCGATGTTGGGGTTGAAGTACTGGCTTTTATGAGGAGAATACCCCACATCAATCACGTCTCCTTTATATATTCTCCAGATCTCATCAATAGCCATGAGTTCTTGAAGTTAGTGATGTACTGGTTGGTATACTCACACAATCTCTTGAGTACATCAGGGTCAAGTATCTTCACCAATGTTTCAATTCTTTTGTCCAATTTCTCTGTGACTAGATCCAGTGATCCGATGTACATGGTGGGATTGACGTTACCGAAACAATATATTCTAGAATGTTCTAGTTTATCCCATACCACCGATTTGACCATGACATTGTAATCCAGTAGATCAGGAACCCATGTACATACTCCTCTGACGATTAGATTTATTTTGCATCCTGCTTCTGCAGCCTCATCCAATGCATCACAGAATTCAGAATCGCTCAACGAGTTACACTTGATAGTGATGTACCCTCTGCTCTTCAATGCAGCTTCCCTTCGAATGAGCTTCAGCAGTTCACTTCTCATATTGATCTTGGTTATCAAGAAATTCTCATTGAATAAATACCTAGCATCAGCGTCATCGAATATCCCAAACACAGTTCTCACTTGTCTACAGATATCATCATTGGATGTGATCAATGACAGGTCGGTGTACTTTGTAGTTGTCTGAGAATGATAGTTTCCAGTTCCTATCTGGGCAAACCTTCTACCATCCTTGAACTGAATCAATGTCAGCTTACAATGAACCTTGATGTCCTCATCTCCATATGTGCTCACATGTATTCCGACATCTCGCATCTCTTCAACCCAGAAATCATTTATGAGTTCATTTGATGCCTGCAACTCAATATTGACATGTACGTACACTCCTCTTTGCACAGCATCTCTGAGAATATAATATATAACTGGATCGTCTCCTATCCTGTACAAGGATAAATATATGGAGTCCGTATTCTTATCCTTGATAATCGATGACAAGAACTCCAGGTACACATCAAATGATGTAGACGGGTACTCAATCAATATATCCCTTCTGAACAATCTCTCCTTGAATATCCTCTCAGATTCTTGATGTACAGTAACAGGACTACTTTCTGTCTTGAGATCGATGATTCTACAGATGTCATCCGTGTAGATATATGGATTGGATAGAACCAATGCAGTTGTTGGGAACATGGTACATATCTTTTTCATTTCGCTTGTGTTTCCATTGTATTCTACCTTGGTGATATCATGCGGATCTTTGCTACTGGATGTGATTTTCATTGCCACGGTATTTCCCTTGTATCTTCTGGACAGGTAATCTCGGATACAATCATCAGACTTCCAGTAGACTGTGTGTTGATTCAAATCATGAGACAGTACAGTGGAGTACATAGATCTTCTTGGATCAATGAATGATATTGCGATGTGATATCCATCATCAAGAATAGTCAGATAATAGATGATGCTATTCAGGAAACGATATCTGATTCCTCCCATTGTTCCATAAGTTGTGATAATCTGGTCGTCTATGTTTCGTTCAACTACCAGTCTTTGTTCAAAACTACTGTTCCTGTCAATCTTGATTGTCGGATCGTTCTCCTCTATCTTAGTTGTAATATATTCGATGTTGTAAATATATTGACTCAGAGAATCGATGTAATCATCGATAATATTTTCACAAGAATGCTTCTGGAACATCTCTTGCATATTATCGAGGAATATTTTGTTGAAAAAGATTTTCTCTTTCAGTTCCGACATGGTGTATACGTCGTCTGGGTTCACATTCCCCGAATACAGAACACGATCATTGAACGACATCATGGCCTTGGCAAAAGATATTCTTTGCATTATTCGATCCTCCTCTTGGATATATTATGTATATAATATATAATTCAAGAGAGGAGAGTTAGACTCTCCCCTCTATTTTGTGCACTTATTGCAGAAGTTTTTTGATGGCATCTACCTGTAGTTTCTTGCTGATATCATCTATTTGGGTTCTCATCACCTTTATCACACTAGAGTACCCATCGACATCGGCCTTCAGTAGATTCACATGATGTCCAATATTCTTGAATTGTTTGTCCAATTCTTCCTTGAGTAGTCCATCGTAGAACGCTATGGAATTATATGCTGAATGTGTCATTGCTATTGCAATCGTTGTTATCAGTGCATTGACCGATTCGTTGCTTATTTCTTTTGCCAAGACTGCAAACTGTTGATTTATCACTGGATCTTCTAGTATTTTTACTGACATATCAGTGATTGCATTGAAGAGAATGGTACTAGGTTCTTGTAGTTCTTCATCCACCGTAGATACTCCACTTTTCACATCCTCAGAACTTTCAGCAGCTTTCTTGAGTTCTGCATTGATCTTTTCCTTGGATTCCCTCAAGTCCTCTACGGTCTTTTTCAACTCATCACTCATTATTCTTCTCCTTCTCTGAAGCCTGTTTCTTGAGATTTCTTTTCCTTTCAGACAACTCCTTCAGTCGTTCTGTATTTATTTTCGTGGAGTACATTGGATCAAGATAGCTAGACCCATTCTTCTCCGTATAAAGAGCGTCGCTAAGCAGCTGTCTTTTCAATTCTTGATAACTTAGAGAGATAGTAGGGGCTTTGGTGTTGATCAATGCTTGGTTCAATGTCAGGATCTTGAAATCAGGATGTTTGAATTGAGAGAAGTCTGGCCTATGGTACAAGTCATTGGCATCTCTGATTAACCTGTTCAAAATTACCTCAGCCTGGATATGTCTACATCTGATCCCGGCATTGATCAACATCTCAAAGAAGTCCTGAGCTAAAGTATTGTAGTCGTCATACTTCCCAGCATCTTTGTTCAGCAGATTCATTATCATGTAGAGATTGTCCGTTAGTCCATGATTCTTGATATCAATTGACATCAATCTACCTTCTAGCTCCTCGGACAATGTATCCAGTGGCATATCATAGTATTGAATACCTTCCATCTTCTTGTCATTAACCATCTTGAAGAACTTCATTGATGTTGCATCGATGAACATAGATTCGTAGTTCACTATTTCTATTTTGTCGTACTCCTTGGTCTTGTTGTTGTAGATGTAGAATGGAGACTCCACATGATTGCCAAATGTGTTGTATTCAACCATGTCTTGTTGGTTGATTGGTATGACGTTTCCTTCTTCTATTCTGATAGATAGGTTGTCGGTTGGAACACTGTTATCCCACTCATCTAACTCCTTGAGATAGATATCTCCAGCACTGAACTTGAAGTATTTATTGAACGACTCGTTGAATGCAATTTTGTTCGCTGCTGTGAACAGTAGATGTTTGGTGGATAATATATTCTGTGACACAGGTTCAGAATATACCTCAGTGTTGAATATCGCCATTCCTGGCATGTTCATCACGAGATGGCTATCTCTACCGTAACATACATGACATACTTCATCGCCACCGTTGCATGTTAGTAGTGATCTAATCCATATCTTCTTCCCTATCAGATGTTTGTGCGACTCGTAGTGGATGAGTTCCAATTCTTGCCCAAGGAATTCCGTAGCCCATCTATTCTCTAGCCTGTGTAGGAAGACAGAATCTTTGACATGTAGTTGGAGAAGATGCTTAGTCCCACAGTCAAACATAGTCTTGGACAATGTCATTGTACGACTAGCCAATATCAGATTACGTGATAAATATCCGGCTTCTCCCATGTGGGCTTTGTTCATGATTGCAGATAATCTTGCTCCTGTTGCAGCTATGTAGTACGTTGTTGGATCAATATAACCCGTAGCAAATCCATTTCCCTGCATCGTGTACGGAATAACATTACCTGACACATCCGGTATTTGTCCATATGATATGAATAGTTCTTGTACCTGCTTCTCCTTGATATGTCTACCGGCTTTACTGATGTACCATATTGGATTCTTGGTATTCCCGAGTTCTAGAATCAACTCCTTGTATTTCTTGTCTAATAATTCTTCTACATCTGCGGTCTGAAGAGATTGAGATATATCCGTGTTGTTCAGCTCTCGTATCTTCTCACTCTTCCTGTAGTCGTCTAGAAATATATTCTCCAGTGTCATGATACTACTTCTATCCACCAGAGCAAATTCAATCGATGCCTCCTGGTATCTCTCAATTACAATCTTGATTAGTTCGGATGACTTCTCGAAATCGATACCATAGTCATTCAATATCTTCAATGCCTTGGATTCAAGACCTTGCCTCAGTGTATCTGACATCATTATACCAACTATGAAACTCTCATCGAATACTCGTATCTTGTTGTGGTAATAGTGCTGTAACTTATTCAATTCGATGAGTGGTCTCCATGCATTCAGGTTCAAGAGTAACTTTGGCATGGATAGTTCATGCACCACGGGATCATCTTGGTAGAATTTGAATTTGATCTTGAAGCTGACACATTGGGGAATCTCGAAACAGGCACAGATGGTGTAATATAACTTGTAGTACAACTCATCAAACTTTTCATACGTATCGTACTTACTTACTACAATTACATTTGGCCATTCTCGTTCACAGTCGGATACTTTCCGAATAGAAGGTAGTGTGTACGCCATCAAGTACTCCTCCAGACAATAATAATTAAGTTGGAAGTTAGAATATATCAATGAAAAAATAAAAAAGAAAAGCGGTGATTCACTCACCGCTTTTCAGTTCACCATGCACTTCTCACAAACCAATCTCCGTAGTACGGACGATCTGGCTCCTCTCTGCTGTTCGAGAAGTACACATGGTCTCCGGTATTGCTGATTATGGCTATCATCTTTGAATTCTCAATTGATGCTTTGTAGGTCTTCCCTTTGGTAAAAGACCCGATAGATGAGAAAGATGATCCACGGAAAGAACCAGATTGGGTACATTCATGGAGCATTTTAGACACCTCCTAATATTCTAATGTCATAAATAGAATATATAATTACTCAGAGGAGGTATTCGATGAAGCATGGAGAGGGGAAATTCCCCTCTCCATCGTAGTTAGTTTTTACGTTGGTTGCTAGTGTGCTGTTGGGGCCTCTGATTGTTATTATTGTTAGCTGGAGGTTTATTATCTCCCTGAGTAACACTGGGCTCAGATTCCTTGATGACTGGATCCATCACAAACTCAGGGTCATCCTTTTTCTCTTCTACCTTCTCTTCTTCTTTTTCCTCTTCTTTCTTCTCTTCTTCCTTTGGTTCAATTACAGGTTGTACCGGAGGAGTCTGTTGTACCACAGGAGGAGTTATCGGAGGCGGAGGTGGGGGAGGTTGAATGACTGGAGGTTTTTGAACCTCTACTTCTTTCGGCTCTTCTTCAACCACAACCGGTTTCTTCCCTCGTACCCTATCTTCATATGCCTTGTAGATTCTCTGGTAGTTGTTTCTGTTCAGAGGAGTCTTCCTCTTGGTATCAGGATCTACAAAGATTGGGAGTAATCCAGGATTAGTTAGAATTATCGCAATCAATGACGGGCTGGCTGGGAATGGATCTTTCTTCGGGGCTAATCCATGACCACGTGGAATCAACCCTCTACCTTCACAAATAATTGGGAGCATAGAAACATTGTCCTTTCTCATTGTATTTTATTCAAAAAGTTCTTTACTGGTTTCTGGTAGGATGTAAGTGTCAGTAACCAATGTTGACATCAATCCCATTCCCAGTAAAAACGCATTGACTGTGTTCAGTGTTACCTTGTTCGTAGAAAAGTCATCGAGGTCATCTAGCATCACAAATCCTTTGGTTGAAATACTCTGTTTCATTTGACGTTTCATAATTGGATCATCTGCTCTTGGTCCGTGTAATTCTCGAAGTATTTTGTCGGCTCCTAGTGCAACCAGCATCGAAGCTTCGATGTCAGAATCTCTGGCATTCTTGTCGTCTCCGATAACCTGTCCTGTCAGTGGGGATCTCTTCTCATTCGATACCGACAATCCATTTTTCTTGTGAAGAAGTTGTTGTGTTCTTTTCACGTTGATGTATCCTACCAAACACTTCTCCTTGGATACTACAACATTTGATTTATCCATGGTGAGATGTGGCATGAACACATATTCCATCAGTGGTATTCCTAGCACCTTGGCAGCAGCTTCACATTGTTCCATCTTCAACGATTGTTCAAATTCTACGATATCCAAGATGAAGTTCTCGTTGTCATTCTTGAGAAAGTCTTTCATCCACTTTTCAAATGTCTTGTCATCCATGCTGGATAGTGCATTCTGATGCTTGGCACTATTTGCCCCAGATGGATCAAGTGCATCGAATGTATCATATATTAGTTTCTCGATCTGAGCTCTGTTGGTAACTGCCATCCTACATCCCCCTTCCGTGAGATATGTTGTAGATCATCTTGTCAAGTTCATCAAAGGTGATTCCAATCTGGTACCTGGAATCGTTTCCTTCTGAGGTGTAGTCCATGTAGTTCATCATCTGACTATCGGTTGGATCTGTTTCGATATGGATCATCAGAGACGGTTTCCCTCGATATATGGTCTTGCGCACATTGACAACACCAACGTCGAAACAAACTCCAAGTGCTTGACATTGCGATACTATTTGATCTCTCAGTCCAACATCACTGATTTCGTCATAGAACGAGAAGAGCATACTCTGTATGTCCAATCCTATGTGTGGAAGGGAAGGGTATTGTCCTGGTTTGGTAAACAGTATGAATAGTAATATGTTCTTGACAAGTTCAGCTGCACTTCTCAGTCTAGGTCTTGAGAAACTATCTAACTCGAATGTTGTGTCGTACCCTAGGCTACTAATACTTGGATCCATTCTCGCATCACCACCAGATCATTAATTTAATATCCAGTTGGAAATAGGTTTTTATTCGAGAAAAAATAAACCCGCAATTTGCGGGTTTATTTCTCTGGGAGGTATTTATGATATCTTAGTCGGAGACGATTCTTATGATGGGATCGTCATTACCACCATCTCCAACAGAATCCGTCGAAGGGGCTCTGTAGCCTTCTTCACCAGAGGAACTCATTGCCAACAATATCATTCCAGCGACTATTACTATCGTTATTCCACTGAAGAGGAGTATGTAGTTCCTGATGTTCTTTTTGCGGAGTGTTTCCGCCATCGCGCTGATCAGCGTGACGTCGTCTTCTGTAAGTTTTACTTTCTCCTTGAGAATATCGGCGATGAACGCAACAAATGTTTTGTTGTTGATCTTGTCAAGCATCTCGACGTTATTCTTGATGGGTTTGCCGCTCTTCGGATCGATGATCTCGATTCTGGGTCCCTTGGACTCAGTGATGTAGACCAACTCAACTTCTTCCGTGTAAAGGCGGTGAAGATCTCGGATAACAATTCTCTCTGTCATCGTGGGGAGTTTCTTGAGACCCTTCAGCTTGTATTCGCCAGGAGCGTTCTTCTTCGGCCTCAATTCGGCACCGATTAGGCAGGTCAGAAGCTGAATATTGAATTCGTTGCGCATGTCGTTATACTCGCACTCATCATACTCGCCGTTCCAACTTGCCATCTTCAAGACTAACTCCTCTACTGTCTTTCTCAGATCTTCGATACCCTTGGTGACATACTTACTCATTTCACAATCCTCCTTATTTGGTTTTGGGCTTTTCGCCACACACGATTGTCTTTATTACATTCAGGACCTCGACAATATTCGAGATATCCTGGTCTACGATCTTTTTACCGGCGTTATTCTCTACGACAACGCGGGTCTTCAACCATAGATTGATCGAGATAGTCATCTTGAAGTAGATGTTGCGTCTCATCTCCCTTGCTTCGATGGCTACCGAAAACGACTGACTTGTGATACTTGTCTTGATTTGACTGAACTTCATTGTGAGATCTACTTCCTCCGGCCTGGATCCACCTCCCATTATAAATCCTAGCTGAAGTCTAGCGTACCGATCCCTGGCAGCCGCATGTAACTTGATATTCTCTGCCAATGGTGTCCCGTCTTTGATCAACGGACCCTTGAGCTCAAGCACAACTCCCATAGAACCACCTTCCCTTTCTCCCAGATATATTATCAATTCCCCGATTGATACTACTATAATAATATATAAACGAAGAAAAGAGGTATACGGTAGGGACCATAATGGTCCCTACCGTATGTGTATCGGTATCTACCTGGGAGGTATTATTAGTTCTATGATGACCTTGATGATATCATTGATCACGTTAGATAGGTTTAATTCCTCTGGATCTACGTGAAATTCCCTACCCTTGAAGTGATTATGTTTCACAATCACATCATACAGGTCAGAGTAGTACGTGAACAAGTAGTTCTCGTCGTTCTTCCACGATGGAATTTCCTCCCTCATCAGTGGTGAGAAGTCCCTACTGTTTCTGGTGACATCATAGGTAGTTGCTCTCTCAATCACTTGTTGTAACCTGATGTCATCCCTGTATCCGAACAGTGAGATGATCCCAATTAGTAATTCATGTAGAGTGATCTCAGACTGAATGTAGCACACGATGAGGTTGAATGTCTGAAGTGCAGAATCAACATGAGAACCAACCCTGTTGAACTTGTTCAGAGCATCTATTGCCTGTTGTGGATTGCTATATCTTGATATCTCAAGGAGATGATCTACCCAATCATCAGGATGATTGAGGTACAGAATATATTCTCCAAATTGATTTGATGGTCCAAGAAGGTATGTATTCTTGGGCTTTTCTTTTTCTAGCAGATTATCTCCGATGTACATCCTACCGGGAGTGTCACTAATGATGTAAATAGCAGTCGGATCCTTCTTCTGGATCAGATCATACTCTTCTTGAGTGACTGATATGTACTCCGGTGTACCAACAAGCTTGTACAAATCTATCTGGTCAATAACCATTTTGTTGTCTAGCATGTCTATCCTCCCCATTTGTTCCGTGTAACACGTTTTCGATTATATATTATATAGCTATTACAGCTGTACTAGTTAGCTATAATAGCTATTATATATTAGCTACTAGTATTACTAGTACTGTAATTTATTTATCTGACAAAGATTAATTTTACTATTTGTAGATTACTAGAATATTATAATTTATAATATTAGGTATTATATTATATATTATAATATATATATAATAATTATACTAGGTAATATAATTATATATTATTCTAGTAGTCAGTATATTACTATTAATCTAGTAGTACTAGTAGATTATTATTAGTACTAGTAGTACAACTATTACAGCTGTAATAGCTATATAATATATCATTCAACCGTATCTACCGTATACATCAGGGAACAGAGAGACTTATTGTAATCTGGCGGAAGTTGAAATCCGAGGATCTTCCGTGTGACAGAGATCTACCAACTGAGGTAATAACCCAACTAGGCAACTTTAGAATATATAATCCAAGAATAAATCATATCACACGGGAGGAGTACACGGGGATGACATTTGAGGAAAAGTTCATCAACCGAAACATAGCAGAACTCAGCGAAGAATATGACAAGATATGTGGTGCAAACAAGAATTTGTCCAGAATTTGTCCAGAGATGACAGATGGACTCAAGGTCGTAGCCAGACGACTACTGTACATCATGTACCAGAAAGATCAAGGAAGAACGTTTCGGAAGGTAGCTGCCATCTCTGGTGACACAATTGCAAGACTTCACCATCACGCCCCGACATCTGTTGAGGTTTGTCTCGTTGGGCTAGCCCAGTGGTGGAACAACAACATCCCATTGATTGAAGGCAGTGGTAACTTTGGAAGCTGTTCTGGTGATCCAGCCGGTGCTTCTAGGTATATCCAGGCAAGATTATCTGACTACGCGTATGACTGCTTCTTCGCTGACTGGAAGGAAGCAGCGGTGGATATGGTAATGGGAGCCGACAACGAGACGAAGGAACCACTATATCTTCCAGCCAAGTATCCGAATGTGTTGTTGAACGGATCTCTAGGGATCGGATATGGCATGGCATCCAATGTCTGTCCGTTCAACTTCAAGGAAGTGGTAGAGGCAACAATCATCCTGATGGTTGATCCAGAAGCAGATATCAGTCTGATTCCAGATTCTCCAACAGGTGCTGATATTGTGGCTGGGAACTTCAAAAAGATATGTGATACCGGTAATGGAGTGTACTCCATGAGGTGTACATATAAAATTGATTCTGACAAGAACACAATAAATATTACTAGTTTGCCATATCAAGTTGCAGTCAACACGATACGTGAGAGAATAGCTGAGATCAAGGAGAAGAACGGATTACCAGAGTTGGTAGGAATGAACGATTACTCAGGTAAGATAGTCGATCTCAGGTTGGTCATCAGAGATGATGTCAATCCGTACAAGTTCATGAAGAAGTTAATCGAAGAAGTTGGGGGACTGGAGAAGTCATATCCGGTGAATATTACAGTAACCAACAACTACGAATCGTTTGACTACTCGATCAAGAAGCTTCTAGTAGAGTGGATCAGGTACAGAAGAGAACAACAGAGGGTTGTGGTATCTCATCGGAGAACCAATCTACTGGCTGAACAGAGAACGAATGATGTCAGATTATTCCTGATGAGCGAGGATAACCTACAGGAGACAATCGATATTTTCAAGACCAGTAGGAATAGAGCAGAGATTGAGAAGCGACTGATCGAAAAATATCGTCACAGTGAGATTAAAATGGACTCACTACAGGCTAGAACATTGTCAGAGATGAGGATGTATGAGCTGTCAATAGAACACTACGAGAAATGTCTCCAGAGGAGAACAGAACTCATCCAGGAGATTCAGAACGTTGAGAATATTCTCAACAGTCCAGATGGAATAGACAAGCTGATAGTTGGAGAACTACGGAATGGTATCAAGAAGTATGGAGCTCCAAGGAAGTCAAATGTGGTACCGTACAAGATATCAACCGACACAGAGGTAGTTGGTAATTGCATACTACAACTATCGTCAGAAGGAGATCTACTCAGAAGACCAGCAACCAATGTCGATGAAGAACCAGTTCCAATCGACAACAATGGTTTTGCAACCAAGGTTGAGAATGATTGCTCCTTCATCGTTGTTGACGAAGATGGATATTTCTCCTTCCTGAAGGTCAAAGAGCTTCCAGTGGATCAAGCAGTTCCGTTGAACAGATTCATCAAACACCGTCTTCGAAATATAATTGCTCTGCTTCCGTTCGATATCGATTCCAACAAATGTTGTACCCTGGTATCCAAACAAGGAGTGCTGAAGAAGATCAAGATTAGCGATATGAAACCATCAAAACGTCCATGCATCGAGATGTCCAAGGATGATAAATTAGTCAGAGGAATAGTGACTGGTGTTCAGACATCCAAGGATATACTGGTGTACACCAAGTTAGGCATGGGTCAAAGGTTGGATCCGAACAATATTCGAGTTACATCATTCATAGCCAAGGGTGGCAGTGGATTCAAGCTACAACCAGATGATGAAATAGTTGGATGTTATGCCATCAATCCCGAGAATCAATATCTGGTCTACGTGACCAGCAAGGGAAAGGTGCGGTTGAATATCACTGACTACTTACCTCAGAGAGATTCGAAACGTGATGAGATGGTCAGACTAATCAATCTCACTGAGAGAGATAGACTGATCAGTGTTGTTGCATGTAACAAGTACGATCGTATCCATTTGTACTTCGCTGATGGAGATACGGAGACAGTTGATATCGACATGATCGAAGAAGGAACGATGTCAAGCGAACCCAAGAAGATCACCAAGAAAAACATGGTATCAACCAACGTGGTGAAGGTGAAACTATCGTGAGATGAGGTAACATAGATAATCAGACTTACGAGAGAGCGGGTACCCGCTCTCTCAAATTATATATTATTACTAATATATCATACTAGAGAGGGTTATCATATTATCCACTCCCAATTTTGTTTTGTAAATTTAGAAATATATATTCTGTACCAAGGAGGAATTGTATGGCAAGTTTGGAAAAAACATTTGAAGATCTGATATTTGGAAATATAACGTTGAAGGAAGTAGGAGAAGAACTACAGACGAAAGAGAAAGCCAAGCTAATCAATTATTTCATCAACAGGGATAAGGTGAGTAGGGAACCTCTGAAGGATTCCGAACTGAATCAACTGAATTCTCTAGTTGGGATTCTCCAGATTCTGTACAACTCGAAGGTTGATTCACCGATATCAGATGAGAATTATGACATCCTACAGGAACTATTGATATCAATGGGGATTCCAAGACTCAGTGGGAGTCAAGAAATCAATGACATGAAAAAAGAGTCTCACAAGTTTACCAATCTCAGAGGTTCGTTGAACAAGGTGTACTACCTTTTCCCAGATCAGAAGAGGAGTAACCCATCCAGAAAGTATCTAGACGAATGGATTAAGTCAATGAATACGAAGTATGAACGAACTACCGGGAAGAAGATTGATCTTAATGACCAGAAAGTATGTTTGCAGACGAAAATGGACGGGGCAAGTACCATTCTGGAAATAACTCCAGGTGACAAAGTAACCACAAAGTTTACTTGGCTGACAAGAGGAGATACAGGAACAAACAGAGCTAGCGATGTATCTCACATCATGAACATCTTCAACAATATCGATTGGGTGGATGAAGGTAGTTTCAACGAAAAAGATTCCTACGGAATAAAATTTGAAACAATGATGACTGAAGAGAATAAAGACAAAATAAATTCTCTGCAATCTCAACAGTACAAGAACTCAAGGCAGATTGTTACTGCTACACTGAACTCAGTCGATCCAGACTTCAAGGTTGATTATCTGTATCCTGTCCCTCTCAGAATCATGAAGAACGATGATGAGATAGAACAGATACATCCACAGCTCATTCGGAACTTTCCTACCAAAGTCTGTAGGCTCTCTGAGAGAGATGTCATCAAGAAGTTTGCAGATGAAAACAAATGGGTGTACAAGAACGGAATGAGATTCAGAACAGATGGTGTTGTGATAACCATTCTGAACCCAGATGTTCAGAAAGCACTTGGTAGAGAAAATAACATCAATAACTTCGAAGTAGCTCTCAAGACTACAGAAGAGTATGGATACTCGAAGGTAATCGACGTAGAATTCCAGTGTGGTACATTTGGTTACATCACTCCTGTTGTGGTATTTCATGACATAGTGCTGAAGGGTAATACAGTACAGAGAGCAACTTTAGCCAACAAGGAAAGATTCGATGAACTAAATTTGCACTATGGCGATGTAATAAAAATAGGCTATGACATCATCCCAAATGTAAGTCTTGATGAAAAATGCACCAGAGCAAAAGGTGGTAGAGAGATTCTATTCCCACAGGAATGTCCTAGATGTAGGAGCAAGCTAGACCTGGATGCGATAGAAGTTCAGTGTCGGAATCCGAACTGTCCATCGAGATTGATCGGGCGAATATTGAACTACTGCAACAATGTTCGAATTGAGAATATTGGGCAACAGACACTTGAGATACTACATGCTGTCGGTCTACTGGACAAGGGAATCAGAAGTCTGTACAAGCTCAAGAAGAAGAGTGACAGAATGGTTGATCTGGATGGATTTGGAATGTTGAAGACCAAGAAGATCATAGCTGAGATAGAGAGCAAGAGAAGGTTAGCAGACTATGAATTCTTCGGAGCAATTGGGATAGAAGGTATATCCACAAAAACATTCAAGTCCATCTTCAACAAAATCAAATATACTGACTTTCTGAATATGATCAACCTGAAGAACTTCGATCTGATGATGAATCAACTATTGACTGTTGATGGAATAGCCGGAAAGAAAGCAGAGATGTTGGTTGATTATCTGAAGGATACCGGCAAGAGGATAGAACTACAGAAGTTGATTGAGGAACTCTCCATCTACGAAACATATTCTTCCTCCCCATCAGGAATTGGAAAGATAGTATTCTCTGGATTCAGGAACGAAGAGTTCAAGAAGTATTTGGAGTCCAAGGGGTATGAGGTCACAGATTCTGTGAGTAGCAAGACTTCGTATCTGGTGGTGAAGGAAAAGGGTTCTGGGTCTTCCAAGGAAGTAAAGGCAATTGAGCTTGGTGTTCCGATACTGGGGATTGAAGAAGCCCTAGATATGTTCAAGTAGAAAGAGATGATGTCATGATACATCCAGACAGTAATTTGCATTGGATAGATCTCAAGGCTCAGAGAGTTTACACCGGTGCAATGAGTAAGCTATTCCAAATGTATTCTCACAGAGCAAAAAATATAACCTCCGATCTTTCGGAGGTTATATTTGATTCAGACAATGTTGTGAAGGTGACTGACTACACTGGATGGACGGATGCGATATCCATTCGGAGAAGATCGGAATCCATCGTCAACTTCTGTCTAGTTCGTGTGGATGCCACAATTCATCATCTTCTGGTATGCACACCAGAAACCTTGATACCTGTCTACGATGGAACTAAAATATCCGGATTCCATGGAGAAACCAAACACAGATTTGTGATAAAATACGCTGGAGACATAGAGGATGGTGACCTAATCAAGATGCACCTGAGAGGAGAAGGAAGAAATACCCCGTTGTATCCTGTTACGTCAGTCATTACTCGACAGGAAATGTCTCCTACATATCAGCTACTAACTAAGTCTGGATTCTACAGTGTGAATCGATTCTATCTTTGGGGAAGAGAAGAAATACCAGCTGACTACTGTGATGTATGTCCGGCTAATGCAACCAAGAATTGTGCTGGATGTAGAAAATAAATTAAATTATTTAATTATATATTATAGGTAACATGGCAGTTAACAAATTCAATTGGGGAGGAATAGCAATCAATGGCGAAAAAGAAGAAAAAGAAAATCAAAATCCCAAAGTCTGTACTAGACCTGAGGATTAGCCAGAAGAAGTTTGCAAAGAAGAATAATATCAGCATCAAAGGAAAGGGTCTGTCCAAGAGAGAGAAGAAGAGGAACAAGAAACGTCTGAGGGATTCGTATTCGGAATCGGCACTCAATGGTTTGAACAAAGCCGTGAAGATTCTCTCGGAGAACTCTCCGGATAGCAAGAAGCTGATGAAGGTCAAAGACGGTGTTGACAATATCATTGCTAATCAGGATATCATGAAAAAAGTAGCAAAAATATATTCGAAGAATCCTGATAATTATTCGAGCATGGTATTCCTCCCACACATGATCATGAACACACTAGTGTACTACAGTCAGGATAGTATCAGTGATCAAGAAAAGAAGGTCGCCGAGAATCTTGACAAAGAGGCCCTAGTGACTTTCTGTGAGAAGATACTGAAGTCTGAGATAAAAAGGTATCGAAAGTTTGGAGTACCAGAAGACATCTCGTATCAATTGGCTACCGTAATCCCAACCACCAGACTATTGAGAAGTAGTAGACAGTGGTATCGTAAGTTGATCCAATCATTGTACATGATAGCTGAACATGAACCAGTGGATCTCGATACCATTCTATCGGCTATTCAGAAGATAGACAAGAAGAAGTCCATCGAAAAGAAGGCTTTCTACGAAGGATTCTATTCTCAATTCATTCTGACAAAATCATCAAACAAGAATCATTCGTTCAGTGATAATCAGAAGGAACTTCATGAGACGTTGATTGAGAAGACGTTGGAGTACTTCGACGGTATCAAGAAAAGTAGATGCAAGGATCTCCTGAAGGCTTACATCAGAAACAGGAAGAAAGCTGAGTCGTACAAGAACGATACCAAGCGTGTGATCAAGTTCATCGACCATGCAAATAGCAATTCATCCTACACTAATCTCAAGGCTGTAGTCCAGGAGTTGATCTCTGACAATTCATCCAACGAATTATATCTTACCTGAGATAGGAAAAATAGCTAATAAAATATGGAGGTTTTTAGATGGCGAAGAAATCGAAGGTCGAAAAAGAAACACGTAGACTGATGGAGGGTATGGCCGATCTCGTCAAGAGAAAGGGCAATCGATACAAATTCAAGACAGGTAAGAAGAAACAGATTCGAAAGATAAAAAGAAAGTGCGTCTGCTGGATTATCCGTAAGGGTGAGAAGTGTCCTACAGTTCAAACTGATACAGCTAACCCGATGAACTGGAAGTGCACGATATGTGGATCTTCGTTCCCGAAACGTCCTGCGACAATGGAAGAATACTTCAAGGATATAAATGGATTTATTTCCTACATCGATCAAGCAAAATTCTTCAGTGTCATGATGGGTGGAAATGCAGAAGACACTAAATTATTCCTCAGAATGAAATCTGATTCAATTAGATTCAGGAAGGTACTGAAGAATGTCATCAAAAATATCAACAAGAGACAGAAATGGGAAGACAGGAAAGAAAAGTCTGACAGTCTGGATCAATTCGATAGTTATGCTGGATTCAACTATCGTTCATGATAACAAGTGAGAAGAGTGGGATATCCCACTCTTCTTTTTTGAAGAAGGAGTTGAGTTGTGGAATGCCATGGAATGGAAATGGATATGATAAAAAATTCACAGTATCATTGTACTGCAAGGATGAGCTTCCTACCTGGGCTGAACTGTACAATGACTTCTGGATGAAAAAAACATTCAATTACGATTCGAAGAACATAGAACATCAGACCCTAGATCAGTACTGGAAGATTCCATATCGAAAGATACTGTTGGCCCAGATATGCAATCAGTTGAACAAGATGATATTTGAGGACGATGTAGATGTGATATCATTCTTGAATACTACATTCAAGCTAGGTTGTACAGACTTTCGATATCTGTTGATGAAGAAAGATTCTGACATCACAGGTATTGATAAAACTTTGATGTTTGCAGGACTACCTCCTCAAGTCTACACTTGCAAGATACCGTCGACAGGAAACCATAGTATATTCATCACGAATAAACATCCAAGAATCGATATCGATGATCTAGATGATCAATTCCAACTAGTTGGAATAGTTGATAACGATCTGAGAAGCATCAAACCTGACAACAAGGATATCTTCATGAGTACAATTGAGTTCATCATACTAGAAGCAATCAAGTACTTCGAGGATGGGATAGGATGGAAAGATGGTGAGGGGAATATTATTCCATCAGATCCACTAACTAATAGATGTGCAGGTGTAGGAATAGATCCAGCTTTGTAATCAATGACAGATGCGGGATTCCCGCATCTGTCATTTTTATAATTATATATTATACTAACAGTAATCACAGAAAGCGAGGAGGAATAAAAAATGGATTACGAAATCACCAACCCAGAACTCAAGAGCTATATAAAAGAGATGGGTGAAGTAGGTAGGACAGTTGACAACATTGTTATCCAGATGCGAAAAGAGCCAAATCACCCTAGTACTCCACACATTCATGCTATAAAAGCTGAAAGAGAAGCTTCCTTCAAAATAGATGGTTCTCTACTAGCTAATAGTAGGAGCAATGGTCTAAGTAATAAGGAATTGGAAGCAGTGCGTGACTGGATAATATCCAGGAGAAGGGCTCTTGACGAAAACTGGGAGATACTAAAAGCCGGTGGGATTGTCAAGAAGATTCCATAATAAGAGGAGGTAATTGAATTGTATGTCAAAGAAGGATTGTTACTGGAAGAGGAAGATGAAATAGCAAGGGTAGTCAATGTCACTCCACTGAAAGACTATAGGATATTGGTGGAGTTCAGGACAGGAGAAAAAGTAATATTTGATATGACTCCGTACATCGATGAACCATACTTCAGAGGCCTTAGAAATAAGGAAGTATTTGATGCAGTGCATTGTCAGTACTTTGCTCCTCATTGGCAAAATGAGGAACTAGGGTTAGATGCAATATTTGGTCTAGCTACTATATTTGAGAATGGGATTAGTGTTCAATAGGAGGAATAAACAATGGAAGACAAATCATTGTTCGAGAGAGTGATCTCAGGAGAATATTTTACTGAGGCCAAACAACTATGCTCAGGGGTATTCTGGGTAATAACAGATAGTAGGAACCTATCTAGCTACAAATTGGTATTCTTTGATGTACCATGTGATCCTGATGGGACTCCAATTGGAAATCACGATATTCCGCTCAATTCAAAAAAGGGTAATAGTTACAACCACAAATTATTGTGGGAAGAAGAGATAGCTGGTAACCCATCTCACAAACCGTATTGTAGGAAAAGCTATGACTTCTACCCAAGAGGAAGAGTGATAGTATCGAACAACAAAGCAGACATCTACCTGAACCCGAATATCAATCAATCAAATATTATTGATGAGATCAAACAAAAGTACGGGTTGACAAATCACAATATCTCAAGTGTCAGAGTAATGAATGACACATCTACCCACTACAAATGTTGGATGGATTGTTATGAATAGTAAGGATTTGAGGAAAATGGAAGACAGATCGTTGTTCGAAAGAACTCTGTTAGAAAGTCCAATCGGGGATGAATCCCCAAGATGGGAGCAACAAACCAGTGGAGTTATACGGATACCAGATGATGTAACAATCGTAGCAATGTGGAAGAAACAAGATGGTGGGAATGGGAAGTTGTATCCAGTAACAAGAGGGACCATAATAACTGACGTGAAACGTACTCATGGGTTCGGATCCCCTAAGATCAATGGGAAGAAAATGAAAATTGAAACTGGCGTACTTGAAACATTGATCAAGAATCATAGTGGCAGTGAGGATGAGTGGTTCAAGGCCAAGGGAAACGGATATGTTGATATGGAAATGGAGTCTGGAAGAATACGACCATATGCCGCTGAATTCCATTGGTACAAACGTAACGGAGTAGGAGCTGTTGATCTAAAAATCAAGGAATGGGGGCACTACCTAGAAGAACGAGGATCTGGTAGGGGACCAGTAACCAGCCAATATATTCTCATGGAGGATGGAATCAAGGATAGTAGAAGCGGCAATACGATAACAGACAGCCATCTAGTAGAGGTTGCAAAAAAGTGTCGTGATTTGATACTCTCTGAAGACTACGAAGGTTTCACGAAATATCTCAACAAAAGTAGAAAAAGATTGACTACCGATCAAATTAGAATCCTCACATCAACCTGGATAACGGAAAAAGGGGATGAGATCTTTGGTATATTAGACAGCATCCAGCAGTAAGTAAAGAGGACTGCCATTGCGGCAGTCCTCTTGGTTTTACATTACCGCGCTGTGATCGTGTCACCTATTATTTTTACAGATATATCTTCCTTCATTTTATTTGATATCTTTTCCAGCACAGATCTATCTGCAGATACCTTGATGCTCAATGACCCTGTATCCTCGTCCTTGGATTCTATGACCTTAATATCATCTATCTCCTCTGACTCATCCTTGCAGCTGTCATAGATTTTTGAAAATGCATCATACTTATTTTGAACAAAATCAGTTAGCTTGGTTTGATCATCAGCCGGTATAGCACGTCCTAGATACAACGGTTTGTACTTCTTCATGTGTTACACCGCCTATTCCATTCTGTCTATAGTAAACCTTCGAGCGCGGGAGGCTGTTGTACTGATCTTTGACGTCTGAGTTCAACTATCTTCAAGAAGTAGGATTTTGGTAGTGTAGTGAATATGTAACTGAACATTGGATCCCCCTTGAAAAGACTACCAATTTCCTCCAAGAATTTTAGGTTCTCTTCAATACGACTTGAACGCTCGCTAGTGAGCTCACTACTATGAAAAGGAGTCTAGTTATATCCTCAATGTCAATGTTGGACTTAGTCTTGCATTGAGGGCACACGATATCTCTCAGGCTAAATTGGAACTGGTATGGTTCTACCATGATACGTATTAATTCAGTGATGGTTTGCCAGTCAATCTCATCCAGAGTTGATATTACCCTAATTAGATTTTTGGGACCTTTGATCCTGACATGACCTCCATCATCCTTGGGGATTAGGAATGATTTCAGAACAGTCAGGGTGGTGTATGAGAGTGCCTGTGATACCATCTGATTCTTTTGTTCTTGAAGAGCTAGTATTTCCGAATAGATTGAGTTTAGGTAATCATACGCAGAGATATGTCCGAACACAACACCTATCTTGGAAGTGGGGAGCTCAATGGTATTATTTGTCAGTAGCATAGACTGCTTGTAATTTGCTTTGATCTCTTCAATCGAAGATGCTTCTGATGTTTTCTTCATTTCTTCTAGCACTGCAACATTGATGCTATCTGTTACTAGAAGTTCTCTAGGAGAATAAATCCAGTCATAACTTCTTCCGCATCTAGATCCGTTGAATTGACCGTGACAGTCTATCGATATGATTTCTCTCTCCTGAGCAGTTGCACACAGTATCTTCCAGAGAATAAACTCCAAATCCATGAAGGATGTTTTCTCAAGGAAGTCATCGAATTCAGTTACTGTACGAATAACGTTTCCTCTCTCATCTCTTTCTTCACGAGATTTGAACGGACCAATTGATGGGTTCTTCGTGTGTTCAAATGCAATGGACCACTTTTTTCTTTCCCCATCTAGATTATTTAATTCCTGTGAATGAGAGAGATCTAATATCTCTGTGTAGGTTAGACCGGTGAATGTGGCACGATACTTCGATGCAGGCAGTGCTCCTGGAATATCATTGACCTTCCTGACATACTGCGACAATACCACATCAACAGCATTGTCATCAATATCTTCTATATTAGTATACTTCAATGTGACATCCTCGATGATGTTCAACTCTACCTGTCTGGACTTTCTGATCTTGTCCATGTCTTCCTTGGTCCATGCAATCTCAGGAAGATTTGTCTTGTCAATGATGATCTTGGTATCGGCAGCTTCTCCACTACTGATTGATGGAATAGTAGATGGATCGGTAGTTGATCTATCATCAGAATCTACAACATCTGGAATGTCTTGTATTTGTGGTCCTTGATTATGGAGAGGAACTACACTTGATTTATTGGCAGGATTTTTGGATGGGTCATCCCATTCGAGAATCAGTGCAGGTTCCATTTGGATGATATCGTTGAAGATTTCTCTCAACCCATCCATTGCTCTTTTGTGATTAGTATCACCAGCTGCAGCAAATATTTTGGCATGCCATGGTCCTGCTGGAATCTGACACTTGACGATGCCTAGTTCCTTTTTGATCTTCTCGATATTGAAGTTTTTCCGAGTCATATCATCCATATGATCTCTAGCACCTTCAAGAGCTTCATCATCTACAATATTTTTCAACTCAGTAGATGGAGCCTTGAGTTCTTCTTTTTCGTAGGTGAGTGGTCCACTGGTTAACTCATCCATTCCATCTGTCAATTCTGGATCAGGGGTCCATGGTATCTTCTTGTCAGGTTTAGTTTCCTCTCTTGTGACAGGAGTCATGGTAAAATCGTCATCGAGAAAGTCATCAACTTCATCTTTGATATTTCCTGAGACTGGATTCTTCTTGAATAATTCCTCAACATCGATGTCATTATCATCGGCATAATTCTGTGCCATGTCTAGCACAGAGAAATTGTTTTTGTTTTCTTCCACTTTCTTCAACTCCTTTTTATTCATTAAAGCTATAGTAACTACAGATGAAAGTAATTATGACGAATATATCATGAACATCATGTAGTTGAAGATAGCTCTTGTGTATGATATTACGGTACCATCTCTACCGTAATCTTTTCTGATGTCAATGATATCATTCATCCACAGGTCAAGTATCTGTCTAACTTCCTGATGTAGGGGATTCTTCGATCCACTAATTCTTCTGTACAATACCAACCCGAAGTTGATAAACTCTTCTGAACTAACAGAAGTATTAGTTGGGTTCTGTGAGAAGTATATGGTGATGATATTCTCGATGAATCTGTACAGCTTATTATTCTTGGCAGCAAATATCTTGTTGAGATATGTCGTCAGATTAGCTCGATCGACCTGATTAGCTTCAGCAACTATCCCAATCAATCGGTGATTGATGCTATTCGTGAGAATCTTCCCGTATGCTTGTTCAACCGCTGCTCCTATATTGGAGGAATGTCCTTCTTGATTTGCTAATTCACCATCATCATGATGAGTAATATTGGTATGCTGAGTTGAGTTCTTCTCCCAATTCTTGTAATATTCCCTCGATATACTTTTGAACGTCCCCTTGATCTGATTCCGGTATCTGTAGATGAAGTCGATATATTGGTAATCCAGGTTGGTTTTCAATCTATCAGTACAGAGAGCTACTACCTTGTCAATATCATACTTCAACAACGATATTAGATTAGTTAGACTCTTGGACTTTGATTTGAAATCATTCGGAAGATGTTCCATTGTGAACCGCATGATTCCTTCCTGTGCATCAATTGTCCAGAACTTTCTGTAGACCAATGGGTACTCGGTGAATGCCATCAGATAACTGGAGCATGTCACCAGATCTTTGTACCCTTTCTCCAGTGAATGAACCAACATGGCTGTTATGAGTATTTTGTGTGGAGCACTAGTGATCAACCCAAGAAGAGGTTTGCTCAAGGTTCCACCGTAGGCCTCGTTTATTACTCGATTGAACAACTGTAACATTCTCTCTTTCGATGACTCAAATAGTTCGTAGAAGAAGGAACTGTCTTTATCGGTGAATGTGAATATCTTCACTGGACCAGGCATCTGTAGTTGCTCAGAATTTTTATCCATGAACTCTCCGGTGTAGCTTACTACTGACTCCCGGTTAGCTGAACTCGCCAACACCTTAGCCATTGATGTCTTGATGATATTATCTCTGAAGACATATGTATCCGTACTAACCTTTTCCTCTACTAAATATTTATCCATGATATCTGTTTCTTCATTTAAATAGTCATCCATGTACTCTTCATATTTTGACATTGAAATATTCATATTACCCACCTCTCAACATTATATGTTGTTATATTATTGGATGGATCAAACTTATATATTATAATGTAGACTGTTGACTATTGGAGGTATGTTTGTGAAGATTCTCTACCTGAGACTTGAGAATGTAATTGGACTCAAAGTTGGATCAGATCATGATTTCATCGAAATAGATTTTCGTAGATCAAATAATAAAATAATATCGATACAGGCTCGAAATGGTGTGGGAAAAGCATTACCTAATTCAACTTTAATACCATCTCCAACCGGTGTTGTGCGCATGGGAAATATTAAAGTAGGGGATATTATATTTGGAGCGGATGGAAACCCTACAACTGTTATTGGAGTATATCCTCAAGGTATAAGAGATGTATGGGAAATTGAATTTTCATATGGTAAAAAAGCTAAATGTTGTGATGAACATTTATGGACATATGAATATACTAGGCATGGTAAGCGTATAGTTATGACATCTCCTCTAAAAGATATTGTTAATAGATACCGGAATCTTGATAATACAATTAGGAATCTTAAAGTTCTTAATAATAAATCTGTACAGTATGAATCAAGAGATGTTCCTATTCACCCATATGTCTTGGGAGCATTTATCGGCGATGGATGTTTATCCGAAACAGATCTCACTATTTCATCATCTACAGATGAGATTCCTAATAATATATCAAAATTATGTGGCATTCAGGCAGAAAAAACTAGCTCTGAGAATTATTCATATATATTTAGAGATATGAATGGAAAAAGAATTCAAACCAAAATATTCTTTAAAGATCTCCCAGAGATAATAGGACTGTTGGGTTACCAAAAATATATTCCTAATGAATATATTTTCAATTCAGAAGAGGTCCGTTGGGAAGTTATAAAAGGTCTCATGGATACTGATGGATCTGCTATTGAAGATAGATTTCGTCCTGAAAAAATTGATATTAATATTACATCTACATCTAAACAACTTCTTCTTGATGTTCAATATATATTTCGTTCTCTTGGTATTAATGGGATTATGAATAAAGAAGATAAAAGAGTTGAGAAATATAAACATGGGTTTTGCAGTGCTGTAAGACTTGTAGGAAATATTGAACAGCATGTTGATAAAATATGTTCACTTTCTCGCAAAAAGCAAAGACTCATTAAAGCTATCAACAGTGATGAATATAGAAGGAAATCTTTCAATGTGACTGATTATAATTACAACTATATTCGAAAAATTGATAAGCTTGATTACCAGGAAGAAATGACATGTATTATGGTTTCTAATGAAGATGGATTATTTCTTACCGAAGATTTCATTGTTACTCATAACACAACATTATTATCATCCCTCACACCATTTGCTGGAGTTACATCGGTTGATGAAAGGTCTTCACTTTCGTACATAATTCCAAACAAGAATGGATACAAACAGATCGAGTATCAACATGGTGATGATGTATATGTCATCAAGCATTACTACAAGGCAACGAAGGATACACATTCTGTCAAGAGTTACTTTCAATGCAATGGAGAAGAGCTGAATGAAAATGGAAACGTTACTTCATTCTTGGCGTTAGTAGAACTTCATCTAGGTATCACAACTGAAATGATCAGACTGGTTAGACTAGGAACAAATGTCAATTCATTTCTCACCCTGAGTTCAGCTGAACGTAAAACCTACATTGGAAGGCTAATAGCAGAAGTAGAACTGTATCTGAAGATCTACAAGAAGATCAATGAAGATATTCGTGTTGTGAAGATACTGTCATCATCAAATAATACCAATCTCTACAATTGTCATATATCAGATCTGGTAGTGGAAGAAGAACGATTATCAAAGTTGAATAAACAGATCAGAGAGAGGGAGAAAGAACGGGATCAACTGGTAGCCAAGATCAGCAAGATACAGGCGTTGGAAAAGGAAAACAACATCGAAGATCTACGTAGAAAAAAGCAAGAGGCTGAAGTATCATTGATTGACTTCAAAAGGGTAGAGGAGCTAATACATTCATTCTCACTACAGAACACAGGAATCGATCAATTGGTGAAGAAGAGAACAAACCTGACAGATGCCAAGATCAATACTCAATCAAAAATAAATTCATACAAGATATCGATTGACAACACCCTGAGCAACATAGAAAGAATAGAAACTTCTGTGAAGAAAATTACTTCTGACAATGATGTACAATCACTGTTGTCAGCCATCACAGATTTGAAGACAACCATCAATAGTGTGAATAAGGCTGTGTCATCATTCATAGCTCCTGGATGTACATCAGATGAAGTATATCAGTTGATCACAAAATTATCATCATTCAATCAAGTTAGTCAGATGATATACACCCTAGGGAATACACCTAGTGATATTTATCTGAAGCTCAAGAGAAGCAATAAATCAGTAGATAAGTTTCTGAAAGAACAGAGCAAAAAGAATATGTCCAGACTCAGTGATGATGACATCAAGAGATTATTCTCCCAGGTGTTTCAAGATGAGGGAATAATTTCTCCCAACTGTGATACTCAATTCACTGACTGCCCATATTATCGATTCTCCGATATGATATTCGATATCAAAGATAAGATGGAAGAAGATAAGTATGATGATGAGACGTTGAGATACATCCAGGTCATATCAAATAACATCGATAACATGTTGAATGAGATAGATAAATTGCGTTCTATTGATATGCCAGATGCGTTGAAGGATATATTGAGAGAAAAGATGATATTGGATAGACTGGACAACAAGCTTCCATTCTTCGAGCTATCAAGCCTTCAAGAATATATATCGATGTTGAGAGAGTTCGAAATATATCGTACCAACATTGATAAACTGAAGCAGTACGAGTATCAGCTTTCCATCTACAAGAATTCTGGAATAGATTCTCAACTAGAGGAAATGAAACGTCTGAAGGAAAACATATCATTCTACAACAATAATATCACAACACTAGGAGAAGAGTTGACTGATCTCAACGGTAAGTTGGAAGGTATCGATGAACATATCGGATTAGTCACCAAGTACAACGATGGGAAGAAATATCGAAAGATAGTTGAGGCTACACTAGAATCAACGAACAAGGTACTCACTCCACTGGAATCTTCATCTGATGAAAAGATTGAACTCACATACCAGATGAATACAATTACCAACATGATTAATGGTCTGAGAGAAGAGAGTAAATGTCTTGATACCAAGCTAACGGAGTACAACAGACTGGTACAGGAAAAAGAATTCCTGGATAAAAAGAATAAAGATCTTAGCATGATACTAGAATCGGTATCAACGAAAAAAGGAATACCCGTACTGTACATGAAGAGTTATCTCGGTAAGATTCAGAAACTGGCCAATAACCTACTACAACTAATCTACGATGATGAACTTCAGTTAGCCAAGTTCAAGGTTACCCAGGAGACATTCGAAGTTCCGTATGTGAAAAATGGAAGAAAGATAGCAGATGTCAAATACGCAAGTCAATCTGAGGTAGCCCTAGTAACGATGGCACTATCATTTGCACTAGCTAATCAAGCATCTGGAAACTACAACATTCTACTGTTAGATGAAATAGATGCTGGGTTAGATACTCAAAATAGAGCTGCCTTCTTGAAAATGTTGTACAGTCAGATGGAAGAACTGAAGGCGGAACAGGTCTTCATCATATCACATAACATAGCTAGCATGAACTCAATACCGATGGATGTGATCAAGCTATCAGACATCGATTACGACTCCAAACTATCCAATATAATATATGAATAGTACAGTGGGAGAGTATTCTCCCACTGTATAACGTATTGCATAAGAATATAATTATATATTATACATGTAATACATGAGAAGGAGTTGTTTGAAAATGGATGAAAAATCAACAGATGAAATATTGGAGGAAACGTTAACCGAGATGACGGACAAGATGGCTGACCTAATTGAAGAAGCTAAGAAAGCTGTTGAATTCAAAAAGATGAAGGAGATGTTTACTTTAGAAGCACCAAGCACAGAAATGTTCATTGAAATGGCACAAATCAACCCAAAGCTTAGCAAGTCTATCAAGCGCCCTATATACATAGGCGTTCCTCAAGGTCGAGAGGGACCTATTCCACATGCGCATGTATACCACAACAGTTCGTTGAATAAGAAAGAATGTTCATTCATTCGTCTAGATATACCTGAATACTCTCCTCATCATGACAAGATACCTCTCCCCAGGGAATTGGAAAAGAGTTTCATCAGTGTTCTCAGAGAAGAATGGCCGAAGTACAATATAACCGAGAAAGATGGAACAACAAGAGCTGCAACTGGTTATGAAGCTGCCATGGATATGTGGATTGACTCTAATGGTCTTGCCGACAATATCGTACTCAACATTGATGAAGAAACAGGTGTATGGATAATGCCAGACTATTATGAACTGTTTTCTGGAGATACAGACATGGAAAGTGGAATAACAGAAGATTGATATAAAAACTACTTCTTGGAAATAACCAGAGACTATGATATTGAATATAAAATTCCTTCATACGTAGAAGGTATTGGATGGGGAGGCAATTAACATGAAACCAGAAGTTGGAGCAATGGCTGTGATAGTTGAGGGAGATTGATCCGCCCTTGAATTTTCTAAAAAGGTTGTGACTTGGTGGTTAAGCGATACAAAGTTTAGTTCAATGGATATTACAGAGCATCTAAGAAAAATACAATTGGAGAGAGATCTAGATAGGGTGGTTAGCAATGTACCAAGGTATTGAAATGAATTCCCAAATTGTAGGAGTAATGCAAGCGATCAAACTCTTAGACACAACTGAGCTGGGAGTCTTCTTAGATGGACTGTATGTTGGTCTTATGGAGGACTTGAAGAAATACCAATTTATTCTCGATTATGCTACATATGAGCTGGAACAAACTATGACCGAGGAAGAAATTGAAATTCAGGAACAGAAACTGGAAGGATCTAGAACCTCATGGAGACGCCCAAGAACTGCACATGAGCTAACACTGGAGGAGTTTTTCGATCAGCAAGAAAACCACGTCTATGTCAGTGCATGATATGAGTGAAAAAGAAAGAGGCTTGATAGCCTCTTTCTTTTATCACCATCTGATGACCAAGAATTAATTCAACCATTGGAAGGTGATGACGATGAGCTCTCAGTTGTTGTTGAATAATGATGGAACTAAAAGAATACTTGGAGATGTCAAGAAAAGATTAGATAGAAAATCTGATCTCAAACATCCTCATGTTACTTCTGTAATACCTGATTTGCCTGTAGGAGCTATTACTAAAGCAGCTTGGATAGATGATATAGTTACTGATTATTGGGGTAATGTATGGTTAAAATGTGATGGTAGAGAAATAGATATAGAAGAATACCCTGAGCTTGTAGGATTGGGTATATCTATGGAAGATATCGATATAGTACCGAATCTCACATCACTCAGTTCTCATCCACCATTCAAAGCCTCCTCTTCTGGAATATATAATACCTCTTACAATGATTGGCATATGTTTACCAATGATACTAGCAAAATATGGATTAGTCCAAATAATTCTTTTAATGCAAGTGGCATAGGAGAAGCATGGGTTAAAATCGATGCAGGATCGCCTATATTGATATCCAAGTATTTTATGAAGTATAGAGGGTCTGGCTCAATCTCTGAATGCTGGCCTGTAGATTGGACGTTTGAAGTATCCAATGATGATTCTGATTGGGTAATTCTTGATGATGTATTAAATAAACAAGCACCAGCAGTCTTATATCAGTCTCATGAAAAAATACTCAATACCAGTAATAAATATAGATACTACAAATTACGAATAACAAAAGTATCTGGTATGCCTAGTGCATCATGGAGATGTGTTGTGTTAGGACAATTGCAAATTTGTACAAAAGGATGTTCCCTGAAAAACACCCCTCTTGTCGATGGTCAGTACACATATGTCAAAGCTAACAACAGAGGGTTCAAGCATGAAATAGAATAGATACTTAAAATAATAAGGAGGAAAATAAATGAATCTGTTGGAACAGGAGGAAATAAACATGTTGCTAGACAACAATAATCAAGATGGTACTAAGTATTATGCGCATTTGAACAGTAGAGGATTTCTCTTCAAGAAGGAAACAGCGGATGCACCCCCTCGTACATTTGGAACCAGAGTGGTTGAAATAACAAAGGCTGACTACAACGAGATCAGTATTGGATGGCGTATGGTCGAAGGAGTATGGGTCAAACCAGAACCTGTTCATGAACAAGCTGCAGTTCAAAAAGATCCCAGAGTAGTTCGCATTGAAGAACTCCAGAAGATGTTAGATGAGAGTGATTACAAGATAATCAAACATCTGGAATATGAAATGGTGAACAAATCAACACCGTATCACATTGCATATGTTCATGATGAAAGGCAATCCTGGAGAGATGAAATATCTGAATTACGAATCCAGCTAAAATCCAACTAACACAACTAAATATACGAAGGGAGTTATAACTCCCTTCGTATTTACCCTATTTGTAATTATATATTATCAATGTGGAACTAATAGGAGGTTGTTTTCAAATGGATGTTCAGAATAAACTACTGTTGGAACGAGTGAAAGAAGAATCGATTGGTTTACTTCCTAATGTACTGGGAGAATTGCATGAGATGGCCAGGATAGGTTATCTACCATACAACCAAGGAGCAAAGGAAGGGGAATATGAAATATATGTGAATACAAATGACAGTGGAAACGTCCCCCATTTCCATATTCGTCTCAAGGAAGATTGGGCAAAGTTTCACACTTGCGTTGAGTTTAAGAATCCTGAGTATTTTATTCATGGGAGTAAACAAGATGTACTCACAGGAAGATTGAAGAGAGAACTGATATGGTTCTTTGAGGGTACAAACAAAAGTGGTCGTACCAATTGGGATGAAGCTTGTAGCGATTGGAACAAGAACAATTCATCTGTTACTATTCCGGATGGATTTGAAATGCCAGATTACATGAAGCTGTCATTGGTTAACCTTCATGGAATTCAAGAAATAGTTCAACCTGAGAAAAAGGAATTACCTCCAGATGCACATCTGTACATGGAGGATGTCAAAGAAGGCAGAGAGCTGTTCAAAAGAATCGAAGCATTCGATGAGCATTATGGATTCATGAAGAATTACCACAACTGTACCTACGAGGAGCTATTCGAAGCTGGGTATACTCCGGAACTTGGATACACTAGACAGGTGTACGATGAAGTATATGCCAAAGATAATCAAATGCTTGGTGGATATATCATCGAGTCAGTGGATGATAATATTGACATAATTGTTCCAGTAATACGTCCCTGGATGGAAGGTAGAGATGATGTAAGATACCTGCTGGAGAAAACTGAATACTATATTGAGTCTGGAACTAGAATGCTGAAGAAGGTGTATCAAGATGAGTATCTAACGGAAAGACCTAAGATAGTTCAGATAGTATATACATATCTTAGGTTCGAAAAAGAATGGTCAAAGATGACCAGGAATAGCATCGATTCCCTGAAGAAGCATTTGCAAGAATCCCCAGAAATCAATAACAAACCTATTCCAAAATTCAACAGCATTCGAAAGCTTAGATGGAATCTAAAGACTAATAAAGCAAGTGATACCGGCGACGCTCGGATAATAAATGCATACATAGATAGCACGAATGTGATAGCACTACTCACATGTTATCCCAAGAGTGAGCAGGAGGATCTTTCCGATAACCAATACAAGAAACTTCAAAAATTTGTCAAAGCATTAGAAAAGGAGGGAAGTTAGAATGGATAAAAAGATAGTGGATTGGGCATTGGAGAATGGATATCTTGATAGAGTGGATGAGGTTGATACTCTAGATGAAATTGGAATTGATATAGTAGAAGGAGCTTACGAATATCTCAACGGACTAGTGCCAGTCACGTGTTCTCCTATAATCACCACAGAATCTGGGGAACGAGTCTTTGGTAAGTCATATAAAAAATATTTCAACGAGACAAAAGAAGAAGCAATACAACGCGAGTTAATGGAATCCTCTGGATTATATACTAGGGGAAATAACTAAACGTAAGAGAAGAGGCCGAATAAGTCTCTTCTTTTTTTGGCAATCCACATAGTTCTCGAACCAAAGACTAATTAAATAGATAGTGAGGTGCGGAACATGTCTGTCCTTGGTGTATCTGGATTAAAAAGAACACTTCAGGGTGTTAGTCTAGTGACTTGGTTGGAACCAGGAGAGTATTGTACTCTTCATTATACTACATCTACTAGGGCGCAATCCACGTTATGTCATTCCGGCTGCACCCCATCAGTTGAATTTGCATTACTATCCATTGAAAATGAATAAGGAGGAAATAAATATGGGAGCTATTTTTTGTAATACCACATCTGGTGAATTCTACTGGAAGGATGAATATTCTAACGTTCCTGCTAACTCGATAGAAATCGATGAGGACGCAAAAGATTTCTACATCCAGAACAAAGACAACTTTGCAATCTATCTGAACAGAGTCAAAGATGATAAGATAACCATAGACACTATCCATGAATTGGTTGACATCAATGATTTGATGGTGTACAAGATTGAACTGATGAACAAAGCTTGTGAAGAATCCATCTACGAAGGATTCGATCTCACACTCAATGATGAAGAAATGCATTTCTCATACACTGTTCATGATCAGTTGAATATTCAAGAAGCTCTTCAAGATAGCGGTGGATTCAACAAAGGTGGGAAACATTGGTTGAATGGTGATGTTCAGAAGATAGCAAAAGCTGGAAAAGATCACAAGAATTATCATCGTTCCTACTGTCATCAGATCAAGGAGTATATCCGTCAAGGAACAGTTCAAGAAATACTAGATATCTCATATGGTGATATCATACCAGAATAAAATAAAAATAGAGAGGTGGGATTACCACCTCTCTATTTATTTGAAGTCTGAATCTTTCCTCAAGTGATTGGGCAGCATGAATACTAGATCTTTAGGTCCCTGGGATATCAATTCATTAAATGTCCAAGGACATTGTTCAGGTATCCATTTTCTACCCTCTTTCAGATCATCATACTCTTTTGCGGCTAGGTCGTAGAAAGAAATAGCCCCTTTGTACATCCTGTGAATATTCTTGTTGGCATATTTGGTTAGATTCTTTCTTTGCTTTTTGAGCACTAATAATTCCAAAACCTCGTTTCTTGGATAATGAAAATCCTGAATCCAAGCACGTTTGTTATTCCTGAATGCAACATCACTATTGCAATATCCTAGCTTCAACAAATGTGACATCGCGCTACTTATTTTACCTACTACTTTCTTTTCATCAGCTGCATCTTCTAGAAAAACTTCATCGAATGCTTCATCGAAGGGCTCACCATCTCGAACACATTTTATGGCTCTGCCGAATCTGCTGAGATATTCCTCCATCTTGTCTAGTTTCTCTTCTAATTCTCTTGGTAGTTGTTCCATTTCATTATTACCTCCATGCCTACTTGAAGTCTGATAGTCTCCTGAAGTGGTTTGGTAACTTGAACACAAGGTCCTTGGGACCATCTGTCATTAATTCGTCAAATGTCCATGGGCATTGTTCAAGAATATATTTTCTACCTTCCTTCAGGTCCTCGTATTCTTTCATAGACCTATCGTAGAGGGATATGGCTGACTTATACATCTTCTGGATATTTTTGTTGGCGAAAACCACTAGCTTTTTCCTATTCTTTTTACGAGCAAGATAATCTTCAACTCTTCTTCTTGGAGCATGGAATCCCTCTATCCAATCTCCTCTGTTGTAATCAAAACTAATTTGGCTATTGCAGTACCCAAGTTTTAGTAGATGCTCCATCATCCTGGAGACGCTGGAATATAGTTTATCTTCCCTCACAGCGTCTTCTAGAAAAACTTCATCGAATGCCTCGTCAAATGGTTCTCCGTTTCTCACAGCTGTGATAGCCCTACCAAACCTCTGTAGGTATTCTTCCATCTTATCCAGCTTCTCCTCTAGTTCCTTTGGCAATTTCTCCACACCAATACTCCTCTCTAGTAATATACAGTAGAATATATAATTGAGTGTATGACTATCTCATTCCTGTTCAACATTTCTCTAACCACAAGCATGGGAAAGGAGGATAAATATGAGTAAGGTAATAACTCTATTGCCAAATGTACAAGTCTATTCACATGACCTAGATACTATGTTTGAAGTTACTCCCATTGGAAATAACAAATATCAGTGTGTTGTGAATATTCCCCCAAATAACTCTGGAGGAAGTATCAGATATGAGTTCGAAGCATATTCAAATTCTGTTCCTACTGGGCTAATCACATATGTTGATGTTGGATCAGGAGAAGTAAATGAAATAGAATACGACCATCCGGAAGATGAAGTTGTTGAATTCAATTTCGAAGTAGACATTGATTCAATTACTCCACTATGGATTGGGGATAACGATGAGATCGCTGATGAAGACCTTCCGTACAATGCACGTGACATGTCGGTGTATCAAAAAGACATAGATCCATCCAGTATCTACATCATATCGATTGAAGAAGATGAATCACTGTTGGTATTGGAAGCAGAGTATACCGACTACAAATCATACCCACAGTCATCATTATCAGATGTATGGAGAATCCCAGTACAAGCAAAACAGGCTGCTATTGAGTTTGATGGTGTGTACAAGAGATTTCCTGGAATGGATAAAATGACTCTAATCACGAAGGAAAAACCATATATATTCTGGGTGGATAGTAGTAGTAAGCTGTGGGGTCAATATGGAGATGAAGATTCTACCAGAGTTGAATTAGCCCAACAGGTATCACAAATATCTGCCTGCCTTGGATGGAATTCATCCCAATACCCAGAACAGGATTGCGGACTGATAATTGGGTATTTGAAGACAGACGGAAGTGTGTCGTACCGAAGATTGTTGCAGGATTCATGGAGCTACGAAGTAGATATAGCAGAAGCTGGTGTTGGCAATGAACATGTGCATGTTCATAGGCTGAATGATTACCGAATTGGATTTGCCGTTACTGGGTGTAATCAGCTATTCATCACCAAGAGACACTACATCGCAGATACCACGCCTAGCGAATATGCGAACTTCAACTTTGATGTGTTGTGTCCTTCGATTGGAATAGCACAAGTTGAGGAATCATACCCACAATATCCTACCCCAATCATCAAGGTTTCTGTAGATGATAATAGAGTGGACATGTATGCTATCTGTGAAAATTATGATCTACTTGTCAGAAGACCCATCAATGATAGTTTCACAATTACCAACTCTGACAAGATAGGGATATCAATTGAAGACAATCAGGATAACATTATTCACTTCAAGTTAGACAAGCAATTGGGTAGACCTGGCATTGATATGATCCCTCATCTGGGAGTTGTCACAGCTATTTATGATAATGGAACCTACATTCCTATTCCAAAAACCAAGTGGGAATTCAGGATATGGAAAGATAAACCAGTAGAACCAAAGAAAGAAGTAGTAACATTCAACTTTGAACCAAGCAACATACTCATCCAGCCAAGGTTTGTTGGACCGATGGATATTGATCAATTGAATACAGAGCAGGTAATATTCAACTACGTGACAAGTAGTATTCTGATCAACCCCAAGGAAATAATTAATCTAGATGAAAAACCAGAGGATGAGGTAGTGACATTTAATTATATAACATCTAGTGTTCTAATTGATCCGAAATTTGTCGGAGTTGAGCCAATATAAAAAGGAGGTAATTCACCATGAGTAAGAAATCAATAGCAATTCACAATCATTTCCATCTTGAAGTGTTCGATAAAAATGATAACCTGAAACAATCAGCTGATGCGTACAACATGGTGTTAGATAATTTCTACAATACACTGTTCCAATCAGGGAATAATAATAACACTAGCACAGATTTTTATGCATGGAATAGAGTAGCAATTGGCATTGGCTCTGGAACACTATCATCTTCAAGAACATCTTTGTTCAATAAACTCGCTGATTCCAAGACTGAATTTGTTAGTAGAACTTTGGATATCCCACTGAGCACAGCCACATACAAAGCTAGGTTCGACGCATCCCAAACAATAGTTGGGGAAATATCAGAAGTTGGATTTCAACACAATGCAGTTGGTACTGGGTATACCGGCAGTACTGTATATCTATCATCACATGCTCTATTGACTGACTCAGAAGGATTACCGATTACCGTAACTAAGACTGATACCGATGTGTTGATCATCACTGCCACAGTGAATATCGTGGTAAATCTTAACCCGTCTTACTGGAAGCCAATTGGTGACCCGCTAAATGACAACTTTCTCAGAATCCTCACACCGCCTGTTCCAGATACAAAGGAAGTAATATTTTATCCAAGCCTCACCCTCTATTCTAGAATGGATCGTTCTAAGTACACCGGAAGCAGCATCTCTGTTACGAGACATGGGAGAGATTCATTTAGTCTTCCAATAGGTATTTCCAGTATGGTAATTTCGAATGTAGACAAACCCAACAAAACATGGACAACTTCTACTTCAACCAGAACTGCTGTGACCAGTAGTAACTATGGATTTGCTAACTATGCTTTCTATGAGATGCCATATTCAGCATATGCAGAACTACCAAACCCAAATATATTTCCTCCGTACAGACTAGGGCGCATGGAGATACCAGGAGCAGATGGGGTCAAGACTGACTTCGACTGTCCTATTCCAACATTCATTCCTGATACTGAGGAAATCAGAATAGATGGCAATGTGAAAACTAGAAATGTTGACTATACCGTTGATCCTAACGGAAACTCGATACGTCATCCATCTGTTTCACCATCAAATACCAAGGCAACAATAATATCTGCAACAACCAACAGCAACTCTCTTGCAACATATGAAGATGCTAATCTGTTGGGGTATATATCTAATTATGTTCCAGACCCTTCTATTTATAATTGCACGTTGACGGCTGCATCTCCGCTATGGTTTATATTTGAGAATCCAGTGACGTGTAATGGATTATCATTAAATAGGCTTAGATCAACATCAACGAGTGCTGTAACTCTTACTAATTTACGTCTTCAGGCATTAGATTTAGTAGAACCTGCATATGTCAATCCATGGGACAAGGTATTGTACCATGCTAGATCTCGGATGGCAGTTCCTTTCTACATCATGTATGCTAAGGACGATGGTAATCCGTATTATATACATTTCTTTTCTACCATAAGTAGTGGTGGGGCATTGGAAACCACTAGCAGAACCATGAGAGTTAGAGATGATTTCACATCAGACTACCGAGAGTGTAGTGTTTATACCGGTAATTCTTATAGTGATTACTACATTAGAGTTGAGCCAGGAAGGAAGTTCCTACAGACAAACAGTTCGGTTTTGCACCAGTACATCATAGACAATGGTGGAAAATGGGAAACTCCAGTAGATACATCTACTGTGAACTTTACAACCCCTCAAGATGTCGTAACATTCCCAACTCCACTAGCAGTCACTAATAGTTCTTTCTACGAGCCAGCTGGGGGATTGATAAAATTTACACCAACAACAGCAAGGTTTTGGAGATTCATTGTATCTGCACTCAATGGAACACCTAACTATCTCAGAGCTGACAACTGTCATTTTGGTTGGTTTGGTGATGGGATCAAATTCACTACGGCTCCTCCTGCCGGATCGATAATTAGTATTTCTGCTGAGGTTGACAGACCATGGAAAGATGAGAACTATGTAATCGATACTACCATGGGAACTTTGAAATACTAGGGAGGTGATCCTTCATGGAATTTGCCTTTCAGGATGTTATTGACCTAAACAACAATGGGAAAACAATTCAGGTAGCAAATGGACCAAATGGAGAACTCATTCAATATTTCCTAGATGGGGAAGATCTCATCAAGAATCGTTTCTCATTCATCAACAGAGCAAACTACGACAAGGTTGAATTTGAACATGAGCTACCAATGTTGATGAAGGGAATCAAAGAACGATTCAGCATCAAGAACATCATTGGACTTGGAGCATATGGAGTTTATCAGAATAAAGGATCTGACAATACATTTGTCAGAGTTCCCCTGAGTAAACATACCAAGGATGATTTATTGAACTCAATTGATCCTGGAGAAGGACTAACTGGAATAACAATGGAAGAACTCAACATCGTCATGGCTTCTGATATTACCCCATCTCCATTTGTTGCTGCAGCATCTACTTCATACGGTTCTACTTGGGCAGCATGGAGAGCATTTGATGGGTTTGCAGCTGGAGGAGATTGTTGGGCTTCTGGACCAGGTGGAATGCCTCAGTGGATATCAATAGATGCTGGAGAGCCAGCAATACTGAGAGAGTACAACCTGAGTAATCGAAGAAGTGGTGGTGGATATGCACCTGTAGATTTCACGGTTGAAGGTTCAGATGATAATGCCAACTGGACTGTTGTTGATACTGTAGTGAATAGAACTATTGTTCAATCTCCAGGATATACTACTACACATGAGCTAGAAACACCAGTGAAGTTTAGATACTACCGAATGTACATTACAAAACATCATGCGTTGGAAACATATGTCGCGATAGGACAGTGGAAGTTGTTCTAGAAAAAGGTGGTAGAAATGAAGTCACTCAAATACCTAGATGAAAATAATCTAAAAAGAATGGCTGAAGGAATCAACAGAAAGATCGCACATGTAGCTGAAGATGTGTACACAAAAGAAGAAACAGATGCAAGACTGGAAGAAGAGATTAGGGGTATCTTCATTGGTAATGACAGTCATGATTTTTACATGATGACTAAGTCGAACATCTCCGACGGTCAAGAGGTATCAATACCGAAACCTCATGATCCATACTACAAATCAGTGATATTGGGAGTGCAGGAGTTTGTTGAAGGAGATGTCAAAACTGACATAATTCGAACCTATGACAATTCCACTAAAAACAGTTTTCAACCAAACCCATATGTCTCATGGGATAATGGGGTAACACTAATTACCAGTAAGACCATCCAGATGGATCCTGTCAAGGAAATGGAAGATGAGGTCATTTTGCACTCAACCACTATTGATCTGACCGAGTTCAGAAAACTAGCAATAGTCTAGAACTACAGTAGATGGGAAGGGGCATCCCTTCCCATCTACGATTCACTGTTAAATAACAAAGCAGCTGATGGGAGTGAGGTAAATGGCTATATACGATGGTAACACATTGGTGGGTAACGAAAAATTCAGAATTGGAGATATCATAAATTTCGATTATGTCGGGTCAGTAAGATCGGTAGCTCTCCCTGGAGGTGTATACCATATAGAATGCTGGGGAGCTCAAGGAGCTGATCGAACAAAGAATGGTGGTAAAGGCGCCTATTGTTCTGGTAATATATCATTGACCAATACTCTCATGAATATCTATGTTGGTCAAGCTGGATTAACCAATGCTGCTGCATTCAACGGTGGAGGAAACTTCGGAGGTGGCGGTGCATCGGACATTCGAATTGTTGGAGGAAACTGGGATAATATAACTTCCTTGAGAAGCAGGATAATGGTTGCTGCTGGAGGAGGAGGATCTTGTACAGTAACAGAACCTAAAAATCTTCCCAGTCGTGACAATGGAGGCGCTGGAGGCGCTATAGATGCTAAAAATATAAAGGATTTGGTAGGAGGGACTCCTAATGCATCTGGGGCAACTCAGACAAGTGGTGGGATAGAAATGACCACTTGGGGAGTATCAGGCATGGGATCTTTCGGTATCGGTGGCCTTTCTGGTGGAGGTCATAATACAGTAAGATCTGGTGGTGCTGGTGGTGGAGGATACTATGGTGGAGGTGGAGGATACGGAGACGCCTGGAACAGTAATCCTGGTTCAGGAGGTTCATCCTTCATATCAGGATATCCTGGATGCAATGCTATTCTTGACGAAACTTCCACAGTACATACCGATCAACCGAATCATTACTCAGGTTTAATTTTTTATGACACAGAAATGACATCTGGTGAAGGAAGTATACCAAATCCTAGAGGTGTTGGGGTATCCATTGGAAATAGTGGTAACGGTTATGTTCGAATAACAGTGATGTTACCACAATCATACCTCGTAGAGTATAATGATGATATATATTACCATGATGGCAATGAATATAAAACATTGGAGAAAGAAGAATCTGAACTAACAATGTCTGACTTTCAGGAGTACGGTATATTACCAAATTCAACCTATTTGACAAAACCAGAATTATCATTCTTTGGAAATAGTGTCAGACTACTATCTCTTGTAGAGGTAACTAATCTACAGGTATTACCACATGATCAGATAATATATCCAAAGACATCCATAGACCTATCTCTAGCAGACAATATACAACAGATCATTCCAAATGACTCAGGAACTGTGTATCGGTTATTCAGTATCGATGATGGTACTACCTGGGAGACTATCATCAATGAACAACGACAAGTAGTTCAACTATCTGGAGTAGAAGAGAATGATGTTGAATTAATTAGAGACTATGGGATGAGTTCATCAGATCTTCTCTCAGTTACTCCTGATATCTGGGATGATGTATTTCCTCCGGGATACAAAGAGAAAAAGGTAATGTTTTTGATGCTAATCACAGATAGTTCCAAGAGCCATGACATTAGTCTCCAACAACAAAGATTCGGATATTATGAAAGTATGATCAGAGGATCGGACTATGATGATGCTCAATACAACGACCGTTTAGTGATCAAATTCAAAAAAGCCATTGATGAAGTGAAAATAAACTTTGTCATCTGAAGTCAGACAAGTTGCCACCGATCGGAACATTTCTTTTAATAGGTAAAATAATAGAAAGGAAGCGATGATGATATGAAGTTCATAACCAACGATGCGTTAAAAAATATCCTCAGAGAGGTTATTTTACGTATTGATCAGAAGCTTGATCTCAAGGTAACCTCGGTTACATCCGCTAATTTAGATGAGATCTATGTCGATAACACGGATCCAAGACATCCAGTCATCGGGTTAGGTGGAGCGACCAAGGAAATGTTGGTTGATCTCTGGAAAGAAGTATTTGAGAAAGAACCATTGATCCCGGATGATCTGGTTGTTACCACAGGTACTATGCCGCCTTCGTTGCTACCAACAGCCGAGGGAACTCCTCCAACAACTATAGATACAGATCAATGGAGCGCTACAATTGATTGGACTCCTGAAGTTGGTTCAGGTGGATTTGAACATGAGACTATGTACACTGCAACTATCACTATTACCCCAAAATCCGGATATACTCTTGAGGACGTTAATCCGGCAATCTTCACGATTGATGTCGATGGAGCGATCATATCATACAGTGATGGAATTGTAACGATTGAGTTCCCATCTACTGATTCATACCCTGTAGAAGATACTCCGGAAGCTGAAATCGATTTCATCGACAAGGTTTTGACCAATTTAGATCCATATGAAAGTTACACGATAAATGAAAATACGTTTGTTGCCGATGCATATGGAGAAATTCCAATTGATGGTTCTTGGTTCGGATCCACAATCAGCATCATCAAAGATGGTGTAAGTGGCTACTCAGATGATAGTGAACCACAGAGTCTCGGTATTCCTTCTATTCCTTCAGCACCTAGTGTTGGAAAGACCGATAGTAAAGATGGTACCAGTACAGGAACTATTACTGGTGTAACCACCTCCATGGAGTACAGTTCTGATGGAGTAAACTGGTCACCGATATCTGGAACAACAGTTACAGGTTTAGGTGCTGGAAGTTACTTCGTACATCTCAAAGCAGTAGCAGGTAGTTCGTTCACTGGTCATAGTGCTACTGTAACAATTGGAACATGGTATCCTACTCCTGAAGCAACCCCAGTTGCTGACATTGATTTTGTGAGTGAGAAATTAATTGATCTTGTTGCTGGAGCTTCTTACTCTGTCAATGGAACAAGCAAGACTGCTGATAGTTCTGGGGCAATCAATATCGAGAGTGCATGGTTCAATACTTCGATCAGCATCATCAAGAAATCGAGTGGAGATGAATATCTCGACAGTAGTGCACAGAGTCTTCCAATTCCACCACGTCCTGGTACTCCGGATAGCCTGACCACCGATGATGAGTTTGGTAAGATTGGTGGATTGACCACGGCCATGGAATATCAAGCCAGTGGTGCATCTTCTTGGACTACTGCTCCTGGAACAGAAGTAAGTGGACTTGCTGTTGGGGCCTATTTCGTTCGTGTGAAAGCAGTTGCAGGCACATCATTTGCTAGCTTGTCTGTAAAGGTTGACATTCATGAGTACATTGCTCCAAGTGAAGGTTGGACACTGACCAGTCAAATACCATCTGGTTCCAAGGTTGCATTTGCTGTAGAGATTCCTCTCACAGAGTGGGTTGGGTATGATGGTACTCAGACAATCCCAGAAGATCTTTGGGAAATAACTAGTGAGTCAGAGCAATACATAAAATTGTATGCGAAGTTTGTAACAGATGATGATTTCGTCGAAGTAGCATTTGATGTACTGTATCCTGCTGGAATTGCCGGTCCGAATAAAGTTACCTACTGGGGATTCTATGATGACATAGTGTACTTTGGAACTGTTGCAAACGGAACTGGCATGCCAGTCCAAGTTAAACTCGTAAGGGAGGCTGATTGAGTATGACCCCTACCCAAATTTATACAGCGTTGGCAACACTGTTAGGAATATCCTCAGCTGATGCGGAGGCACTAGCAAACCATTTGATGGCTCTTGTATTAGGTCGTAACACCACAGAGTCTACTTCTTGGAGAACATCTCCTCCAATACAGAGAAACGATCTGACAACTGCTGAGAAGATGCCTACTAGAATTCTGAATTCCCTGGTAGGTAATGAGGAAATGGTACTCAACACAATAAGTGCATTTGACTCTAGGTTTGATGATGTAGTTGGTAATCATTATCCCGGAGCTGATGATGAAGAAGCTTTCGGAGAACTTGGATCTAACTTGATTCAGGCAGTATCCAGCCTTGTTGGAAGAATGGATGAGTTTGGAGAGGTCACTTTCCTGACAGAGAAAGAGATCGATGACATCGTACTGGAAGCATTGGAAGTAGAATAAGGAGGTTTGAAATGGGAGAAAGTGAAAATGGTATGATCTATCTGGATCGGAATGGGTTAATCTATCTAATCCAATCCATCGTTACTAAAATCAGGGAAGAGTTCCCTGAAGGTGGAGCTTCGTTATCAGAGGAGCAATTGAATGCAGCTAACTCTGGTATCACCAATACTATTCTCAACAACATTCTGTCTGACCTGGATGATAAGTTGGACAAGTCTGATTTAGTTCCGATGACTGATCAGGAAATCGACGATGTGATCCTCGAAGTATTCGGAGACGACGAATAATAGAACAGTTGATAATGTCTCCATGGGTACCCATGGAGACATTATTTTAATCAATTAAAAATATACGGTTGGGAGATACACTATGGCCAAGATCATGACACTCATCCCTGAGATAAAAATATATTCAAAAGATATGGAGGTATTTTTTCCGGTAGTACCAATAGGTGACAAGAAGTATAGTTGTGCGGTACTGTTACCTCCAAATGAAAGTGGAGAAGAAATAAATTATGAATTCGAAACGTACATTGGTAGTAAACCTAGTGGAATAGTAACTAATGTAGTAGTACCAGAAAACGAATCTGGAGAAGTGAAAACATTTGTCATTGATCTAAATGTACTACCTGATGTAGAAGGAGAAATACTGGTATCCATCAACTTCACTAATATAGAAGAAGTCATCAGTGATATATTGATGATCAATGAAAACATCGATGGGAAGATAGGTGAGATTACTGATGCAGCTGCCAGTAGTGGTAGCATCTTCTCATTGTTGAAATATATCGTAGCTAGGTTTACTGGGTTTTGGACAGATGCTAGAGCTGGGAATTTAGATGCAGCTATTAGTACTAGAGCTCCAGCATCAACAGCTCTGGATACTGCTCAATGGACTAACGCTAGAGCAGCTATGATAGATAATATTGGGGCGGTGAATGCTACAGGTGGCACCACAGCTGCTGGTGCAGCTAATGCTAAATTGAATGCATTACTAACTAATTACACTGCCGCTAGAGCTGGTTACTTGGATAAATTGAATACTGGAGTTCCTGCAGGTTCTATGATAAAAAGTATTCAAAGAGGTATTGGGAGTAAAACAAATACTGGACCAAACTGGGATAGTTTTAGCGTCACCTTACCACAAGCAGTAAATGCAAATAAATCAATGGTAATACTTACTGTACAATCTCAATATGGTATACATTTTACTTTGACAAATACTGTCTTGAATGCTTTAGGATCGAATGCCTCTACTTGGACATTCACATGGCAAGTAATAGAATTTAATTAATGAAAGGATTTCATATGAATACTTACGTTCAAATTAATGAAAATAATATTGTAGTAGGGATAGTTGAAAGTCCAGCTCAGCCAGATTCCGTTAATTCTCCTAACCTAATTTATATTCCACCGGGACTTGATGTAAATTTAGGAGATGAATACAATTCCATATCAGGAAAGTTTACACATAAACTATTACATCAGCCACTTCCAGAAATATCTAATGAGCAATTAGCACAACAATTGTCAGACCTGAAAGTTGACCTAATATTAGCAGGGGTGATATCAGATGAGTGATTTTGAGAAGGAGTGGTATGGTAGATACATGGATAACACTGTATCCATCATAACCCTACAGAGACTAGTTAGTGCAGGAAAGATTTCGAAAGAACTAGTCGACGCCTGGATCCAAGAAAGAAAAGAAAAGTTTGGAGAGTAAAATCTAATGTCCCTGGTGAGTACCAGGGACATTATTTTAACCCAGTGTGCCAGGAAGGATTGAAGAAGGTGACAAAATATGAATGAACGTAAGTATCTAGATGAAAATGGAGTGAAACATCTAGTAGAAGAAATAGTAGATAACATGAAGGCAACTATATCAATAGGTAAAATAGATTTACAAGTAGTGGTACTCATCAACCAGGATATTGAATGGGAGGTAACAGATTATTTTGTTGACAATACCAAACTACCAATGAACGGTGGTAAAGTAAAACTTACAGTCAAACTGGCACCAAAAGAAAATATCGAGGAGGAAGAATAATATGGCAGGATCATTTGCAAATCCGTTGAGGATGATTGAGGAGCTTCCATCGCTGAAGGCATACAGTTTCACTGAAGATAAGTTTTACGAAATGCTTCCAACACTTGGTGAAGAAGAATTAGAATTGTTGGAAGGTAACAATGTTACTGTAGAATTGACATGCGAAGTCGATATTCCTTCAAATGAATCTTACTTGACAATAGTACACAAGTTTGAACTGTACAAAGATGATATCGCTACTGGAAAGATACTGGAGATTATTGTTGCCCCCAACATTCCAAACTATGAGTACAGTGTACTTGGGTTTGACAGTGATCAGAAGTTTTTCTCTCCAGAAGGTGGTACTGCTACACTGACCGTTTTATTTGGACATCAAGCTCCATTGTTCATGAAGGTGGACGTTCCACTTGAATTGAGGAATGGAACATTATATACATTCGTGTCTAGTAATGGTAGTATATTTTTATCGACTAGTGATGTCAGTAATCCTGGCATATGGAAGTACGATATTTCTACTCAAGCATTTGATTATGTGCATGATATTGGATACTCATGGATGTATTGGTTTGAAGCTAATAATGGTATGATATTTGTGTCGTCGAATAATGCAGCGAGTCCTGGGATAATGAAATGGAATGGAACTACATTCTCTGTGGTATTCCCAACAACATATGATTGGATGCATTGGTTTGAATCCAGAGAAGGAGATATCTTTGTATCAGCTAACCTAGCTAATGTCAATGTTCTGAGATGGGATGGATTTGCATTTGTTGATGTCGGTGGTGCATCAATATACAACCAGTGGGCTCAAGCGCCAAATGGATTTATTTATACTTCTGGCCCATTAGATACTGGTAACTCGAATCCTAGAATGATGATGTGGAATGGGACTTCTTTCCAATCACTGCCTACTGCGACAGGATCTCCGATACAAGCTCGCGTGTTTGGTGCAACTCCATTCATTTCATCACAGAATGTTGTTTTCTTTTCTACTCAGTATGCTAATGCCGGTATTAATTACGCTCCTACATGTAGGATAGCAGAAGCTGGACAATTGAATTCTGCCGTTATTGGTGCATCCCATCGCACACTTCAACGTTGGTTTGAAACACCGGATGGAGATATATATGGTTCATCTCCTTCACCTACTGAAGGTGGAGTACTGAGTGGAATATACAAGTTAGCGGGCGGTGGATCAATATACGATTATCCATACACAGTTGGTTATAACTACAACAAACAATTTACATTACCAGATGATAGTATGTTAGTCACTAGTGATAGTGCTCCAAACACTGGTATAGTTAGAATCAACGAGGGAACTGTGACTCAGATATATGGTATTGGTCAAGGATGGCTTGATCATGTGTATTATAATGAAGAGTTAGAGGCAACCTTCATGTCATCTGATCAGGCAGGTTCAATAGGTATTTTGATGCTGGATGAACAAGGAATACGTCGTGTATACGAAGAAGGTATCGGATGGGGATTTGAATACGACAAGCTTCTCAAGAGGATAGTAGCATACCCACTACTGAGAGGTCAAACAAATGGCAAGCTGATGTTTAACGATAGAACAATGAGATTTGAGTTGATAGTAGAACAATTCTCTGGATCACCATTCGGGTTGTATGGTTCACATCTATCCAACACAGGACAGAATGTATTATGGCACTACAATGAACCAGTACTACTCGATGACCAGTTTGGAACCAACATCAATTCTAGTTCCACTAGAAATTCCATTGCATTCAATCCAACGAAGACAAAAATGCTGATATCGATTGTGTAGGAGGATTATCAATGACAGTATATGTATCGAACAAGAAGACAGGTGAAATAGAACACACCCTAGTCAATGTTCTCAATTGGGATGAAGATGGAAACATCACCATATCGGCAGGAGCTGGACAGACTACCATCAACTATGGTGACAAGTACATCATAACCGATGTTGATCCCAACCAAGTAGAAGAAGTTGAAGAAGCAAAAGAATAACCAAATAAAAGTTAGTGGGGAATATTCCCCACTAACTTTTAATTACGAATAGAAGGAGTAGAGTCATATGGCGAATAAAAAAACATATCTAGACAAAACTGGGATGAAGCATATGATGGAAGGTCTGAGGACGTCTCTTCAGAAGGATATCATGAGAGAGAAAGTGGACCTGTCAAAAATCATATCCTTGAAGGAGGAGGAACCAGATCCAGTCACCACTCCAATGTGGAAGGAACCTATCAAGTAAACCATTTAATTAACAATAAATAAAAAAGGAGATGAAAGCATGGCAGTGTTCAAGACGAAGGACAAGGTTTGGAATGGCGTCGCATGGGTTGAAATATATAACCCCACATCAGCAGATTTAGTAGACGTAAAGGGTACTCCACTTGATGAGGTACTCGATGATCTTGATGAAGCTATTAGTACTCACTCAGTTGATCCTGACGTTCACGTATCCTCTGGAGACAAAACCAAACTCAGTAACTTAGCATCTGATGCAGACGCTACGTATGCTACCAAGAGTGCTCTTTCGACTCATGCCGGTGACATGACTCTTCACACCACATCTGGTGACAAGAGTAAGTTAGGAAAATTAGCTGACGATCCGGACGCTACGTATGCTACCAAGACTGAAGTAGCTGGTAAAACCAAGGTATGGACATATGATACCTATGGTGACATGGTCAGTGATCTTACTAACTTCACTCAGGGAGAAGTCGGTACTCAGGCTATTGTCAAAGATCCTACTGGAGATACTGACAATATCGATGAGAGCTTCAAGGGTGTTGCTTTCTATGTTCTTCAGTATGACGAAGGCGAGAGTGAACTCTATTGGGATTTCCTCTACACGGTTGGCGAGCCAGCTGAGATATCTCTTCTCTGGAGTGAGATTGAAGGAAAACCGAGTTCGTCCACAACCGATATCGATGATGCGGTAAGTAAGAAGCATGCTCATACCAATGCTGCTGTATTAGCTGATCTTGGTGATGATGATGACATGCTTACCTACAAAGGCGCCGCTGTTGGTCTTGTGTACAACAAAACCTACTTCAGTGAGCCTGATTCCCCCAACGTAGGTGACACCTGGTACGATGAAATAGTAGACGAATAATAAACATCACAAACCATCGGGGTTTTGAAACCCCGATGGTTTATTTCATTTCAATGTGAATCGAAACACCACTTTAATACTTCATAGAAAAGGAGTGGTATACGATGGGGAACGTGCATAAACAGTATGTGTACAAGCTAACCCCCGAGGGAATCAAAGCGGTACAGATATATCCAGAAACCGGAGTAGCTGCTATTGCTGACATCGGGATGGCTCTAGATGCATACAAGGAAGCCTTCTTGGATACATCTTATCTACAAGATACAACCGTCCGAGGAGTTACAATAGTAGAGAATGGTGTTGCAGAAATCGATTTGAGCGCTGAAAATATA